AGCGAGGGGGCAGACGGACTGCGCAAAGCCACGCACTGCAAAAAGAAATAAAATACTTTAAAAATAGTTTACTAAAGTCCTTGACTTTTTCAGAAATAGAGTTTATAATAATATTGAGCAAAGCGTAGCGTAGCGAAATATTATTTATATACTATTCTTTGAAAAGAAAAGGCGCTTAGTAAACATAAATTAAAGAATTTCTTTTTGCAGTGCGTGGCTTTGCGCAGTCCGTCTGCCCCCTCGCTTGCCCCTCCGATTTTTATTTTTTGGCTCTAGCAGAGTTTTTCCGAATTTCTGCGCTAGAGCTATTTTTTTCTTCTCGGCTTGCCCTCGCTTACACACTTTTTCTGAAACACTTTCTGAAATATCTGAACCATTCTCTTTCAGCAGTTTGCTACCCTGCTCTCTCGCATTTTTTTGTGTCAGCTTGCTATATTTTGGTGTATCTTTACTCATTTTGTGTGTATCTTTATTATCTTTTTGTGTTACCGTATTATCTTTTTGTACCGTTGTCTTTCCGTCTTTTCTACTTTGTAATATCACGCTTACCATTTTGTGTATCGTGATTATTTTTTTGTGTGGCTTGATTATTTTAAAGAGGGGTTGCCCCCTCGTTTTGTGTTATTCTGATTATTTTTCAATGTATTCACGGATAGTCTTGATTAGAATATCTGTGTCTGCATAGCCTTTTTCTCCAATCACTTTTTGGAGCAGATTCAAGGCTTGTAGTGCCATTGCTTTATCGTCTAGGTCTTTGCCTTCGTCTGTCTCATTGTCGCTTTCAGAAGGCTCTCTATCGTCCTCAGACAATTCTGTTTCTTCTTTCTTGCTACTTAGGGTAACGTCATAGAGGAAGGTGTCTGCTTTATCAATTTCATTGACAATAACAATCTGCGTTGCGATACGCTCAATACTTGCATACGCTACAAAGTTATCATAGCCTACTTGTTTAACTGGAACAAGTAGTAACTCCCCACGTTTGATAACTACGCAACCTTCGCCTGCGTTCTTATGGTAGTCTTTCAGCAAGCCTTTATAGTTGATTTTTACGTTGTAGTGTTCAACAATGATTTTTAGCAACTCGTCCAACTCTTGCTTGTCGCCTACTAGAATTGCTCGTCCTTCTTGTAGATTCTCTAACAACGTTTTAAGGTCAGGAACATTTTCTTTAGTTGTTGTTTCCAATTCTTCTGTTTCATACAAGCCTTTGATATTCTCGTTGTAGAAACGTCCTACGCTCCCACCTTCAAGAATAATTTCAGCATAGTCTGAAATAAGGTCAAGTAGTAACTCTGGATCAATTCCAATATAACGATATGCTCGTCCATTTTTCATAATTACATCAAGCGAAGTAGTTGTTGCGATTTTGATTTCTTGAATGAAACTTGACATTTGTTTGTACCTTCTAGTTGATAATCTTTTAGGGGGATAGGGGAAGATAGAAAAAGTTTTATTATCATCATTTTTTAACTTAAACATATTAGATAAGTGTTTCCGCAAATATCTTTAATAGTGTAAATGTTTGGTGGAGAACTTTCTCTATCCCTTTAAAAAACTACCAACTAGCTTTCTTGTCTTAATTTCTTTATGTTTATATTATACACTCTTTTCCAACCGTTGTCAATAGTTTTTTGATTATTTTTTTGTGTTTTGTTAATATTTTTTTATGGCGAAAATAAAAAAGCTAGTTACCTAGCCTTATATTTGTTCTTTGTAAAATTCGATCTTCGTGGTCTGTTTTAATTCTTAACCTTAGTAAATTTATTGATAAGGTCGGCTTGCCTGTTCGCATTATTGATAAATTCAATAATAAACTTATAGATTTCTCGCCCTAGTTTACCTTTACAATCATAGTTATAATGCACTCCATTTCTTTCTGTTAAACGTGTTACAATAGCAAGTTTATAATCTGAGCCATCATATTCTAGTTTCAAGGTATATAAAGAAGGTGTTTCTCTCCCTTCTGGGAGCTTGTAAGTTATTCCAAAATCTATTGAAATAAAGTTTTCTCCTCTCTCTACTGCGTGAGCTTCGTATAACTCTACCTTCCGTGCTTTTTCTAAATCATCAAAGATTGACATATTTTCTCCTTTTTTGTTAGTCTAAAAAATATCAATTTTGGCTGTTTTCAATTCCAACATCACGTCAAATCTGACGCTGTTGATTTTCTTAGCCATATCAACCAAATCCACGTTAGGCTTAAAAGAATCACTATAGACCAAGCAACGTTGGCAAATGTCGTCTAAAGCCACTTTAGTTGCACTATCAGGAGTAAAGACTTGGTTCACATTAAAAATAAAATCTCTAATGTTGTCAAGAGCTTTAACGCTAGTAGCGTTATCGTTCCTATCCTTTGTAAAGACTTGAGCGCTTTTGACAAGTCCAATTACTTCGTGTTTTGTTGTTGTTACTGTGTCGTTCATTTTGTTCTCCTTTTTTCTTACCTTTTATAGTTATATTATACACCTTTATTTTCTACCTGTCAACCATTTTGTATTATTTTTTTGTATTTTTTGATTATTTTTTTGTGGCGCATCTAGTTTGTATAACAAAAAGAGCCTGCGCCTACAAGCTCTTACTTATAATCTAGTATCCTATGTCAACGTTTGTTTATAAACATCACACGTCCATTTTTATTAGTCAGTTTATAGCTGTATCGTAGTGATTCAACCGTTACGTCTTTCTTGAAACCTTTATAATTGGTTTTCGCAACCTTAAAGGTATTGCCAATATGTTGTATAGCCCACTCACGATACTCTGCACGTTTCTTACGTTTCTCGTACAGTTCAAGGGCTTCTTCTTCAGTTGAAAAGGTAAAATACTTATACAGTTCATACTCTCCACCGTATGCAAAGATATAGCTATAGTAAATGTAAGGTTCTGATAGAAGATTATTTACTTCTTCCATGCTCCACCAAGAATATTTAACTTTTTCTGTTAATGTTAGCGTATGTTTCCCTGTACTTTGATTGATACTTTCATGCCAATAGCCAAATTCATATCTTTTCCCATCTTTTTCCAAGTCAATTTTTGCAAAGTCATCTTTGTTTTTCTCCAACGATCCATTTTCTCTTGCTACTACTAATGTATAGCCATCTAGTAGTAGTTTTGCTAACTGTTCTGAGTAAGCCTTGTTAATCTCTGTTCCTGTAAGTTTCATGTTGCGTTCTCCTTTTTATAGGGCGTTGCGTACCCTTTAATTATTTTTATGATTATATTATACACTCTTTTATGTAGTTTGTCAACATATTTTATAATATTTTGATTATTTTTTTGTGTTGTAAATAAAACACCCTAAAATTCTTGATTTTAGAGTGTTCCATAGTTCAATTTTCTGTCAGGATATTCAAGACTTCTTCTAAAATACCCTCTTGTTCAGCAGTTTCAGGATAAATCTCCCAACCTCTGTCATAGGAGACGATTGTTTCTTCTCCGATAGATATATCTAGGTTGTAAACACGCCCTTTATCAATGCCATCTGGGGAAGGTTCATCACTTACCTTGGCTAAGTAGTCAATCTTCTTCCCTCTGTACGTCAGTTTTCCTTTATTCCACATAGCAAACCTTTCTTTTTGCTTATTCTGTCCTTATTGCCCTCTGTTTTAGCCCCTGTTGCGTTTTTAGAAGCTCTACCTAGAATTATGCCACTTTGCTTTAAAATGGCTTATATACCCTTATATGAGCTTTTAGAGATTAAGATAAAACTAGCTTTTTGTAACTAGTCTTTTCCTAATTCCTCTAAACGTTCCTCAAAAGAACTTTCGACCTCTTGCCAAGCTCGGTCAGTATAAGCAATAATACCACTAAAATAGTTATAAAAGTCTAACAGCTCTACTTTAGGAACTAAAGGCTCATTTATACTATTTCTGGTAAAAGACGCAACGGTTCTACAAGATTCATCAAACATACTGACAAATTCTACACCAAATACATCATTTTCAAGAACAAAGGAAACATACAAGCCTTCAATCACATCATTTGCGCTATTGATTCTTTCTATCTTTCTTTCTCGCATGACTTTCTCAGCACTATAGAAGATAGCATACAAACGCTCTAATGCAGTAGTTGTTTTCTTAGCGATTCCCTGCAACCAATAATCAAGCTCCTCTTTGTCATTGTCGTTCCTGATATTGGTATTCAGCCTATAACCTTTGCTCCCATCTGAAAATTCACGGACATATCCATAGTCAAGATAGTTTGCTCCTTCTAGTCTGCTTTCCTTGAACTCAAAGCTATCTAAAATCCACCTATCTTTTTCTTTGTCGCTCCAAGTATAGAAAGACGGATATTCTGCCTTGATATAGTCCATCAGGTTTTCCCAATGCCCCCCAAGGTCAATATCAATACGCTTGTCTTTCAACTTGTCAATGATATACTTACCCAAAATATCCCCTTTCTACTCTGTCAGAGTTCCGACATAACCTTATCAAGAAAATCTAAAGCGAAAGTTCTTTTACTAACAGGAAAACCAAGGGCGCTTGTATCAAATGTTTCAACAGTCATTTTGTTATGTTCTGGTTCAATGTTGATGGAGACAAAATTTGATACAATTAAACTTTTTCCGTAGTATCTCAAACGTATTGCTTTTTTAGCGAACGTCTCCAAGACACTATCCCAAGTATCGTGTTCCTGACCGATAATACAAGTGTCTTTCAGCTCGTCAAGTTTCAGCTCTACTTTCTTGCTATCTGTTTTCTTTAGTTCTTTCCAAATTGCTCGCAAGATATTGCGTTCACTATCGCTCCAATCTTCAAATTGAGCCATATTTTCAGCAAGATAATCTTTAGTCATTTCAATTATCCCCCTTTACCAATTTTTCAATCGCTTCCCAATCTTCTTCCTTCGTAGTCATCTTAGCAACGTTAATCAAGAGCTTTTTAGCTTCTTCTGAAAGTTCTTTAGCGCTCATATTGTTTTGATTGGTTGCAACTTGTTCCATCTGCAACTGAAAGAAAAAGATTTTTGCAACTAGGTCTGACACAAACTCATTCAGTTCTTTCAGCTTTTTGACTGCTTCGTTGTCATGATCTGTTTCTCCGTGCCATGAAATACCTTGTAGCAAGTCCTCTGGTGTAATGTTCTGTTTGATTTTAAATTCCATTTTGTTTCTCCTGTTCTTCTAAGAAGGTTATATCAAAGAGTGGAAGCCCACTCTTTGAACTTATCCGTTTTTATATAATAGAACTATCCATGCTTTACAAATTTGACCGCTTCATCAAGCGTACACATTTTTAGCCAAGGAGTTTCTTTTGTGACTTTACTATACCCTGTTAAAGTTGTATCTTCATAGGTCGTTAAACGCTTATAGGCATAAAGCTCTCCATTTCGTTCTTGAAATAAATAATACAACGTAGAACCTACTCCATCTTCTATATAGCGCGTGAGTGCTAACTCGTAATGTTTATAGTCAAATCGAATATTAGGTTCGTTTTTTAATCGCTTGTACAATTTCTCCAACATTATTTTCTTTTCCTTTGTTTGTAATTGTGTTATACACCTTTATTCTTGCTTGTCTAGTGGATTGTTTAAGTCCATTTCAAGTTGTTTAAGTTGCTTAACTAGGTATCTTGCCCCCTCTAAGCCTTTTAGCTCGATAGGTTCGATATGGTTGTTATCAAACCCCAAAATAGGCGATACATACAAGTCTTTAATCTCTTGTAGAGCTTGTTGTTCCTCTGGCTGTTGAGGGATAGCTCTGGTGTCTAGGTCTAGGCGTGATTTCCCAATATTCCCTTTTGCGTCAATCCAAGCGTAGCCTTCATAGGTTAAACCACCAATCGGTTTTGTGTCGATTGATTTATAAACTGGATCAAGATAATCAACTGGTAAGCTATCAGGCAAAACAACAAAGCCATTGTCTGAAAAATCTTCGTGCCAATCTGCAAAAGGGGTAAAGGGCAAGATTTTTGAAGCCCCACGTTTTTTCAATTCTTCCAAGATTTCTGTGTATTTCATGTTGAGTTCTCCTTGATTTCTTTTTTCCTATTCTTCTAAAATATTATCTTTCTTACAACATTTTATAAGTTCTTTTAGCGTGTCAGTATGTTCCGTATGACAGCCTGTTGACTTGAAAACATGACCGTCACTTAGGTAAATCCAATACCCTTCAATATCCTTATAGACTTCTTCCACAAAGGGAAGAATGTGTTTTGGTAGTTTGTTCAAGATTTTATCACTATCCATTTTCTTCCCCTTCTTTCAAAAGCTCTGCTACCATTTCTTTAATTTCACGGACACGGTCTGGGTTGCAATCACGTTTTGCTAACGCTCCTGCGTAAACATGAACCGTTCCATCTTCTTTCTGATGATAAGAAAAACTACATCTACGGTCAGGTGTTACCTGTTTTGGTTTTTCTATCAAAGAAGATTCAATCCCACTTCTACTAGTTCTGTTAAATGCTACACGAATATCCATTTTTATTTCCTCCATTTCTTTTTTCTATTCTTCTACAAAACCATAATCTCTGATTTCTTCTTCATCTTCGATACTGGTATATCGCTTGTTTGTTTTTTCTTGCTTATCGTTGATAATGTTATCCCAATTATCTTCATCATTCAACTTTTTGATCGTGTATAAGCTGTAAATATCAAGCCCTTTATTCAAGCGTTTAATTTTTGCCAGAACATATTCTTCTACGATAGCAAAGTGTAGGTGGTTTTCGATTAAGTAGTAGTCCATGTTTAAAACTCCGTTTTCTTATTTATGTTTATATTATACACCCTTTTATAATCGCTGTCAACTGTTTTGCATTATTTTTTTGTGTTTTCTTATTATTTTTTTATGTTGTACTTTGAGCCAATAAGAAAAAGCCTATCATCTAGGCTTTCTATTGGAAGCTAACGCTCCCATCTTCATTGCAGACAATCGTTTTGACTGTCATATAGTTAAATTGCTGTTGTAACGCCTGCTCGATAAGGTCGTCAATCTCTGGATCATTTTCATCATACCAGTCTTTTTTGTTCTCCAAGAGCCACGTTTCAGCTTGTTCTTCTGTCATGGTTATTTCCTGACGCTCGTAGCTAGAGGTAGAACGCCAAGCGTCATGGTAGTAGATTTCGTACAGCGTCATACTATTTTTCCTTTCTCAAACAAGGGTAAAAGATGGCTTTAAGCCACCTCTACTACCTTAACATTGTGTCGTTCAAGAAAATCAGCATGGTATTCTTGGATTTCTTCAACGTCAGACTTATATAGTCTTGTTGGTTTCCCCCAACTTTGCAAACGAATACCATATTTTAGACGCTTCAAGTGTCCTAGTTCATTTTCCATGATATACATTTTAGGCTTGATTTTCTTTTCGCCTGTTAGAATTTTTCGGACTTCTTCGCTGTCAACTGGTTTCCCTTTTACAATAAGTCCATTTTCTTCCAACCACATTATGCGTTTATATAATGTTACTGAGCGTAGGATTGGGGATTCTCCCCCATAATGCCCCTCTACCAAACAAAGCAACCAATCTTCTAGTTTCTCTTTGCTTTCAAATTTCTTTTCACAATCATAAACAACCCTACTTCCGTCATGTTCATACACATTACTTGGCGAATAGCTATACTTAACAGTAAGCTCTTTAAGGTTCATAGACATTCTTTTCAATGTATCATAGGACATTTTGCGATTCTCCTTTTTGGGGCTGTTGCGTTTACCCCTTGATTTATTTATAGTTATATTATACACCTTTTTATAATGTTTGTCAATACTTTTTTGTGTTTTTTGATTATCTTTTTGTGTTTCAAGGGAACAAAAAAGAGGGTTGCCCCTCTAGTTTTTTACTTCATACACTTAGTTCCTCTTTTATACCCTGCCCTGTAAGCTGATAGAGTTACTTCCCCAGAAATATTAACCCAACAGTCAAGGTCTTTGTTGTACTCATAAGGATAACAAGTGACTTCTGAATTGTTTTCGCCTTTTGTTGTTCCAAAGACGACTTTCCCATTTTCTACATAAACATTTTTTCCGTAAACTATATGCCAACCATCTTTATCTGCCATAAGTTCCCCCTTTTTTACTTTCGGTCTGCTAGTCTCCCAAAATCTTCAACTAGCTTTACATTGTTTTTGTTTAGGTCTCTGTGGACTTCTAAGCGTGATAGAACTTCCACGATCCCTGTCACGATCCAAAGCATAACTGATAGCGCAACACTCCCTGTAGCTAGATACAAGGCTAGAGAAGGGAGTAAGCTCCAAATAAAAAGTTTAATGATAAACACAATGATTCTCAGCATATCTTTACTCCTTTTCTCCTGATACTTCAACGGTAAAATTCTGAAAATCCTGCTCGTTATATGGAACAGCAAAAGCAATCTCAGACAATACTTCAACAACTGCGATTATAAACCACAATCCAACTGAAAGCGTCATGTTTCTTGTGACTGCATACAGGAGCGTTGGTGGAAACAAGCTCCAAATGATGATTTTTACTGCCAATGCAACGATTTTAACATTTTCTAACATTGTTTTTCTCCCTTTCTAGCTTCTTCTAAATAGTATAGGTACGTTGAGTTCCCTTGGTGTTGGTTGATTTCCTTTTCTACTGAAAAAGAAACAGTCTCAACTAAAGATTTTAACCCAAGGTAGTTTTTCAAAGCAAGAAGATGATTGTATTCATCTTGCGTGAGTGTTACTCTTACAGATTTTTTCATTCTTTCTGTCCTTTCTGTAATGCAGGTGGTAGTTTTTTGCTTACCTCACTCATGACACCTTCTCTGTCTGTAGGCAATGTAGCAAAGATTAACTCTGATAGCCCTGCTTCAACAAAAATCATTTCTTTGAATACAACTTCGCAAATAGCAATCATTTTCTGCTCTATCAAATAAGCGTCTAGGTCGTCTCCGTTATCCAATTCTTCTAAGTCATGCTCTGCCAACTCACAAGCCTTGTAATATAGACTTTCTGCAAACTGTCGTCTTAATTCTTCCATTGGTTTTGCTCCTTTTTGTTTATGGTTATATTATACACCTCTTTTTATCCCCTGTCAACACTTTTTATTATTTTTTTATGTTTTTGTATTATATCTTTGTGTTTTGGCTCATTTCTCCCCTTTTTTACCCTTATTTATCCCTGCGTTAGAAACAAAGTGTAGATATGCTCGTTTTTGCCCTCTCTCGTCCTCTCTCTTGCATTTTATCTACCTCTCCGTCCATTTATGCCACAAAACACCAAAAGAGCGTAGAGCGTCTAAAATTGCCCTTAGAATTGATTCATTGAAAACAAAAAGTAGTTAGGATCTGCTCCTAACTACTTTAAGTGATTTTAATGATTTTTGCTTCCTGTCTTTTAGACTATCATCCTCTGAATACTTGTCTATATGACGAGCATTCTTCTTATTTTAATTTCAGACTGATTTTACCTTTACCATGTTTAACCTTGGTAGTTTTTTCTTCTGGTTGTTCTTCTGGTATAGTTTCTTGGTCTGTATCGAGCGTTTCAGTTACTTCTTCGACTGTTCCATCTTCTAGAACTGCTTGTGGAACTCCCACGATTTCAACTTCAGCTACTTCTGGACTTCCTTCAGCTACTTCTTCATCAGTTTGTTTTAGCCACTCAGTAATATCACCGTATTTTATGACTGCGCTATATTCACTTACAAGGAACTCCCCTTGATTATAAGGGAAGAGTGTATCACTAGAGTTTAAGTCCTCTAATTCTTCCATTGAGAAGCGTGTTGCTTTGGTAAAATCGTCTGTGATATCATATACTGGCTTGGCAGTGATTGGGTGACTGAACTCAGTCTGTGAGATAAATCCGACTTGTCCTAGTGGTGCAAGGATATTGATAAAATAGTAGTCAGTCTGTACGTCCCAATACCCTTGACGGATTGCATCATGGAAATTATCTTCGTCCCACTGGTCGTTGAAAGTCAGCTCTCTTGCCCCTTTTGCGATTGCACGTGCTTTCTTTGCATAAGTGTCTAATTCTAGGTCGAGCAAGAACCGTGCTTGCTCTCTTGTCAATACTGGTGTGTTGTTTTCGGTCATATTTCTTCTTTCTATCTAGTTTATAGTGTATCAGTCCATATCCAGACCAACGATGATTTCAAAGAGTATTTTAGGTTGTTTTCCATTTGTTAGGAAGCCTACTGTAAACTCTGTTAGCTTGTTTGTGCTATTCTTTGCATAGTTCAATGTCTTAACAAGGATTTTATCCTTGTATTTGTCCTTTAAGCGACTTGTCATTTGTTCAGCAAGCATTTCAGCAGTTGCTTGATTATCATTCGTCAGAAAGTCAAAATCTTCGTCCAGATTGTCTTTCAGAATTTCATTGACAATGATTTTCTTGAACTTCTTCTCATATAATAGAGTGATTAAGATAATCAATACAAGAGGTGCAAGAACTGATGTACTGGTTAGATAGCTAATTGCAATAGGTCTCCATAGTAGAAATCCAATGAGCGCTAAACCAATCGCATTGTTTACCAATCGTTTTGGCTTGATATATCTGTTCGGTTCGTCAGCATTATAGACAAAAATTGTTCCGACAATCATAATGAAAGCTGATAAACCAAACACGATATACCGAACTGTTTCGGTATCCTCAATAAAGCTATTAAGAATAAGCGCACTGATGATTGATACTAAAATCGTACAACTAAAAGGGAAGAGGATGCTTGTTAGTCGCTTTAAGAAAATATACTTACCTGCTTTACCCATGCTCCCTCCTTATTTAGCTTGTTTTTTACGTTTTGGTGATACCAAGCCTAACACTCCAAAGAACATAGCTAGTCCAGTCAATCCTAGAGCAGTAGATTTGCCCTCGGCAGTATTAGGAAGAGACTTGTCTTGTTTCTTAGTCCATGCACCATTGTAAGATACAGGTGATTGAGCGACTGGTTTAGGTTTAACTTCATACGCTACAAGTTTACCAGATTCGTCATAGACTTCGATAGGTGTTTCACCAGAACGGATGATAGCTTGTTTCTGTGCTTCAAGGTCAGCTAAACGTTTAGCTTCTACTTGTGCGCTATATAAGGCAAAGAGTTTGTCATAAGTTTCTTGGTCGATTTTCTGCTCTTGTAACAACTTATCAAGGATAGCTTGTGCTTCTTTCAAGGCAGTTGCTTTCTCTTTAAGAGTAGTTTCTTTTTCAGCAAGAACTTTCTTAGTTTTAGCTAAGTTAGGCTCTGCATTGAGCAAGTTTTCAAGGTCAGCCTTGGCTTGTTCAAGAGTTTTAGTCGCTTGTGCTACTTTGTCTTTAGATAGCGCAAGATTTTTCTCAGCGATCTTGATTAGATTTTTCAACTCTTCCAACTTAGCTTTTTCATTTGCTAGGTTGTTTTTAGCGTTAGTAAGGGCAGTCTGCTTATTAGCAAGTTCTTGTTTCGCTTTTTCAAGATTTTGTTGCTTGATTTTAACATCAGCAGTCAAGGCTTTTAGTGCTTTTTTAGCATTTTCTAGGCGCTTGTTTGCACTAGCGAGCGTGTTTTTTGCGTTGGTAAGATTGCTTTGAGCAGTCGGTGTTTTTAGTGGTGTTGCTTTAAGAGTGTTCAAGCGTTTCTCAATAGTCGCTTGGTTCTCTTTAGCTTCGATATTCTCTGTTGTGGCACTTGTTTTTTCACGTTGCGCCTTAGAGTTTTCAGTCTGAGCATTTAATAGAGTAGTTTTAGCAGTATTGTAGGCTTTTACAATGCTTTCAACAGAATTAGGGTTAGGTACTTCCGTCTTATCTAGCTTGTTACCAGATACTTGCTTGTCTGATACAGTCAAGAAATGAGCGCTAGTTCGTCCAAGGCGACTAGATACGTCAACTCCTAGATATTCTTTATTAGCACCAGCTGATGATAAGCCTGCGAGGTTTTGAGCGTGTTCCCACTCCCAATCAGTAAACATCATTTCAACAATGCTTGTGTAAACCCACTTCTTAGCTTCGTCCATGTTATGAATTTCATCACCACTATTGATACTGTTCATGTTCTCAATGTACTGGTGTGTATCATCTTCATAAGTAGGCAATCCGTACTTACGAGCCACGTTGTTTACTGCTTTATTGTCATGACCTTTGCCATACTCCCAACCGTCAGCCACATAACCGTCAGTAACTTCATCAGCTACTTTCACCATACCTTTAGTCACAACCGTCTTAGGTGTTCCAAAACGTTCACGGATTTGGTTCAAGAGGTCGCTAGCATATAGAGAAAGTTCAGTAATTTGCTCTGTTGTCAGATCGTTAGCGTCAACCGTAATCGCTTTGTCATTCACATTAGATTTGAATGAGTTCGCATTGAGATTTGGTTTGTACTCTGCTACTAGAGTTTTGATTGCTTTGTCATTGTGTGCTTGCCACTCTGCTTCTTGCTTGATAGGGTGGTAAGGGTTTGTCGCATAAGATTTCAAGGCAGAAACATAAGCGTCTGATAATTGGATAGTGTTGATAGCCTTGTAGTTGCTTTCAGCCTTAGAGAAATCAGTCTGCGCTTTAGCAAGTTTAGCTTGTGTCTGACTAGCCTTATTCGTTGCATTTGTCAAGGTAGTCTGAGTGCTTGCTACGGTGTTAGTAGCTTGTGTCAACTCTTTCTGAGCGCTTGAAATATCATCAGCAAGTTTCTTATCATCAGCCTTGGCTTGTGTCAAAGAATTTTCAGCATTTGATACATTGGTCTGTGCTTGCGCTTGTGCTTTTTCAGCATTATCCTTTTCAGCGACAACTTTCGCTTGTCCTGTACCGTCAAGGATAGCTTGTGCGTTATCTACGTTAGTCTGTGCGTCTTTAACTTCGTTTTCAGCACTTGCTACCTTATCCTCAGACTTCTTAACCACTTTTTCTTGGTCTTTAGCTACTTGATTAGCTTTGTCAAGGTTATTCTTAGCGCTTTCTTCTTTCTTTTCAGCGTCAGCCTTACCAGTTTCAGCATTGGCAACTTCTTGCTTTTGCTTTTCAATGTTTTCTGGTGTTGCTTTATCCTTAACTGCTTGCGCCTTATCTACTTCAAACTGAGCATTATCCTTTTCGGTTTGTGCCTTGTCTTTTTCAGTCTGCGCTTGGTCTTTTTTGGCTTGTGCGTCTGCTACTGCTTGGGTAGATTTGTCAAGTTTGTCCTCAGCTTCGTCAACTTGACCTTTTGTGACTTCCTTTTTGACTTCTGGCTTTGTTTCTTCCTTAGAAACAGTCTGGCCGGTAGTTGTTGGTGCTACTGTTGTTACTTCTTCTGCGTGTACGTTAGTAACTCCTAAACCTAGAGCAAGAGCAGATGCTCCTACTACTGCAATGTTTGTTTTCTTAGTCATATATTTTTACTCCATTTTCCCAAATTCTTCTACAATTTCAAGATTTTTCTTATTCTGCTTTTCTGATTTCGTCGTTACTTCAAAATCGGCAACTGCTAAAAGTTCAGAAACCAATGTTAAGCACCACAAAATAAATGAAAACCAGAAACTACCAGTAATTAGATATAAAATCATAGCTGGAATTAAACTCCAAATAAAGATTTTTACAACCATTGCTCCTATTTTTAGATTATAAAGCATACTTTCTACTCCTATTCTAAATAAATTCTAATTCCAAAATATCACTAATGTTAGTAATATTCAAAGCGCTCGCGATTTTTGATAGGTACTCTTTGTTGATTGAGTTCCCTTGCCCACGTGCAAACATACTGATAGCAGTTTCACTTAGGTTTGATAGTTTTGCTAGTTCGCTTTGTGTCATGTTTCTTTCTGCTAAAATCTCTTTCAGCTTTATCCTCACAACTACTTGCATTTAAGTCCTCCTACTCTTTAAGAATTTTATAATTTAATTATATAATAATTCCGTTATTTATGCAAGGACTTTTACGATATGATAAACAAAAAAAGAGTTAGCCTGTGCTAACTCTTTTCTGCGATTAGTTTTCTTTACGTTTCATTGTAACTACAAATCCAGTAGTTGCAAGTGACATAATCAATCCTGCCACTCCCAACATACTTGAACCTTCACCAGTATTTGGCAACTCATTTTTAGGTTGTGGTTTCTTAGGTTCTGGATCTGGGAAGCTATATGTCTTAACTTCGTTAGAAAGTACAGGTGTTCCGTTTACGAATAGAGTGTATTCGTTAGTAACTTCACCGTGTTTGATGCGTTTAACTTCTACAAAGGCATCTGCTCCAAATTCGCTTGTGCGAGGGATTGAGGCAAGAAACTCTTTTGTAAAGCGAGTTTCAAACAATCCAGTCTTAGCGTTGTAAACTGTTTCTGTGTAGGCTTTAAGGTCATCGCCAGCCTTGATAGCTTTTTGATTACCTTTAGCGTCCACAAATACAAAGTCTTTCTTAGCTTTGATTGTGAAACCTTGGTATTCGTCATGTTCTACATCAAGGCTATCTACGAAGCGGTATTCCCAAAGGTCATAACCACGGTTAGCAGGGATAACCCAACCCTCTAGCTTGTAAGTAAGAAGGTCGCCAAGTTGAACACGTTTACCGTCAATGCTATCACCTTTAGCATTCAAAACGTCTTTGTGGACTTCTGGTTTAGGAAGATGGTTAACTACCTTGTTACCTGCATATCCGTTACCAAAGTCAATTTGGTGTACTGCGTTGACGATATCACCTTGTGTGAATGTCTTTTTAATCTTGAATGAAAGGTTGTAGGTAATATCCATTCCTTTCTTCACGTAAGCCTCGTAGAATTTTTGAGGCTCTTTAGCAACCCACATGTAGAACTCGCCTACTGGTGAGATACCAGAATCAATAACCATTTGACGTAGTTTAGCGTCCAATGTATCCATTGAAAGAACGTGGTGCATTTGCAACAATTCAGATACGTCTTTGTTGCCAGCAGTGATAGATTTAACTTTCAACGTGCTTGTGTCGATAGAATTTTCGTCTGGATCTTCAATCAAGGCAAAGTTTTTCATAACTGATGATTTAGATGCTTCAACCCCTTTGTAGTTAGAAAGGTTTTGAGTAAGTTTATAGTTCAACTCTGTTGTAGGAAGAACTGTCTTACCATTGATTGAAACTCCTTTATCATCAACTACGTCTTTGACTGGTTTAGAGCCAGGTGTCTTAACTTTAGGTGTGTTAGAGGTAACTGTGTACTTCTTCTTAGACTTAGTTGTCAAAGTCATTGAGTAAGTGTTGTTGTAGAAACCATTGTCATTCAAGACTGTACCAATCAACTTGATTTGTGGCATAACGTAGTCTTTATCAAGGTTTGCATTTACTTTAGCAAGTTCACTAGCACCGAACTTAATAAGAGTTCTACCTTTTCCGTTGTGAGTAAACTCAAACGTTGGATTTGCTTTAGCAGTTGCCTTTTCATCAAGTTTGTAGCCAGATTCAAGTGGGTCATTTAGCTCAATAGCAGTCATTGCTTCACGTCCAGCTTTAAGTAAGCCAGTGTTAAGCGTCCAATTAACGAGTGAGCCTTTAGGAACTAGTTTACCGTCGATATCTTTGTTATCGTCGTTTACTACTCCTTTTAAGATTTTAGGGGCATATTTTACAGCAGTCTTGTGATAATCTACTGCAATTTTCTTTTCAAGAGGAACTTTTACAAGTGGTTTTAATGTAGGTGTTTTCTTAGGTGAGAAGTTTGGAATAGTAGCCTTTTCGATTGAAATAGGTTTAACGGACTCCTTCACAACTTTTTGAGAAGCACGTCCGAAAAGTCCCCCTACAATAGATAGAGATTCATCAGATGTGTTAATATGGTCGAACCAGAAGTGGATTTGTTGACCTTTGTCATAAGTCCAACCAATACCATTACTATCAAGAACCCCTGTTGTACTTTGAGACTGTGCTGAATCGTTAGCAGTAAATGTATTACCGTCTTGAGTAATATTTTTACCAGTTGTTACTTTAGCATTGCCCATTGGTGACACTCTGACTACTTGGTTGCTATCCACGTCATTGATAGTAACATCAGTCATATCAGTAGCATCTGTTGAAACAGTAACAGAAACTTGTTTCACCCAACCGTTACGTTCACTGTAGTAACCTCCATTTCCGCCAGTACCATCTTGACCGTCAACTCCTCCACCGTCAGAAGTTCCACCACCAGCGCCAGTAACAATACCATAACCGATACCGCCATCTTCACCGTACCATAACGCTACATAGGAAGCGGTGAAAGCTGAATCTGGCGAAGGAGTTACACCACTAAATGTAAGAGTAACATCACCGTGTGAAGTATTCTTAACCTTAATTACAGCTTCTCCACTCTTATCATCAAACTTGAATACGTTATCGAATTTAGCATCTAAGTTTGTATCCAAGTTTTGTCCTTGAATCAACTTTTGAATACGTGTTGGAGGAGTTGTTTTAGTTGCACCAGAAACAGCTTCAAAAGTCGTGCTAGAAGTTGCAGTCAAACCTGTTTCTTTTGATGAAACGATTTTTTCACCGACATTCTTCTTATTCCAATCATCTACTGCTTTTTTATCTTGTTCCCAAACACCAGTGTATTTAAGACCTTTAGCTTCCATGATAGCTTTGTTGCTTGCATTTACTTTTTCAGCGTTTGCCTTTGCTTTTTTGTATGCTTCTTCTTTCTTCTTGTTATCAGCAAGAGTTTTAGAAGTGTATTCTGCCACTGTTTTAGCGTCTTTGTTGCTATCGCCAGTATAAGTCAGACCATGTTTTTGCATTTCTGTCTTATTCTCAGCGTTGATTTTAGCGTTGATTGCTTTAGCCTTATTGACTTCTTCGGTATTTGTAACCTTTTCAGCCTTGGCGCTTTCGATTTTCTTCACTTGTGCTTTTTCATCAGCTTTAGCTTCAGCTAATGTATCGTGAGCAACTTGTGGCTTTTCAGTCACTTCTACGCCTGCGTCTTTAGCCTTTTGAACTGTTTTGTCAAGTTCTGGTGTTTCAACAGGTGTAACAATTTCTTTACCAGCTTTATTAGCGTTGTTTGTCATTTCAACGTGTTCAGCAGTAGGCTCTGGTTGTTTTTCAGTCAAGTTTGTTGACGGATAACCAGTTTCAGAAACTGCTTCCACTTTAACTGGTGCTGATGTTGTTTCTGATGTAACTGTTACAGTTTGTCCGTCTTTAGCTGGTGTTGGTGTAATTGCTGATGTAACTGTTGTAGTTTGTTCATCTGCGCTTACGGTACCAGTTATGACAGTAAAGCTAACTGCCCCTGCCAATGCTATTGCACTAACTAGACCGTATGCCTTAGTGTTAATCATACGTGCGCGTGCTTGTGTGTGTGATGATTTATTAAAAAGTTGTTTCTTATTCATTTAATCCCCTTTTCTTACAAATAAGTATAGTTGTTACGTTTTGCTTTGTTAGCCAAAGTGAAACCAAAAAGCAATAACAAGAAACCGATAAAAGTAATTAAAACACTTTCTACTGAGCTTGTTTCTGGCAAAGTTTCCAACTCGCCTTTAGAGTTCTTAATAGAAACTGTACCGTCCTCATTAGTCACCCCTCCGACAAGCTCTGGATTTACTTTTACAAGTGAACCGTCTGCATTTTCAAGTGTAAGAATTGACTTGGCAATATCTACAACCTTGTAGCCTTGGTCTGTAATGACTGGTGCGTCATTTGTAGGCGTTACAGTAGGTGTTCCAGTTTCTTGTGGATGTAAGATAGTTTCTCTACCTGTATCGTTCGTTTGTGGAACTTCTACTGCTGGCTTTGGTTTTTCTGTGACAACAGGAGTTTCAGCCTTGTCGGTTGTAGTCGCTTCAGTTGTTTCAGTCGAGGTAGTTGGTTGTTCAGTTGTTTCTGATGTTTCAGTTGTAACTGGCAATTCCTCGGCTGGCTTCAACTCAGACGGTTTATCTTCTGTTGTTTGTGGGACATCAACCGAAGGAACGTCTGGTGTTACTGGCGCATCCGTCTGTGGTGTTTCAATAGTGACTGGAATATCAGCAGTCGGTTTGTCTGATGATGGTGTAAGTTCAGACGTAGGTAAATTAGCGTTAGTGTTACTATCAGCGCTTGCGACTGCATTAGCAGTCAAAATTGCGCTAGCAAGTAAACCAAGAGCAAGTGTTTTCTGGATGGTATGATTGTCCGAAGGAACTAAGTCTTTAGTTTGCATGGAACTAAACCTTTCTTTCTTTTTTTATTTTATGATAGCTTGCAATTATGAGTTTTTTGTTACACTATATTTTACAATTTATCATTTATAAAGATTAAGCATTGACTTTATCTTTTAAGCCTTTACCTGCTTTAAATGCAGGTGCTTTGCTTGCCTTGATCGTGAGCGCTTTTCCTGTTTGTGGATTGCGTCCTTTACGTTCAGCACGGTTGCGAACTTCAAAGATACCAAAGCCATCAATACGGACTTTTTCGCCTTCTGACAAGTGTTCAGCGATTTTTGCGAATACAAATTCAACTGCTTCTTTAGAAGCCTTTTTAGTCAAACCTAATTCGCTTGCCATTGGCTCGTAAATATCACGTTTTGCCTTCATTTCTTCTTCACCCCCTTTTTATTATTTAAGATATTTTAAATTATATCATCATTCTTTAGAAAAAACAAATAGTAAACACAAAAAAAGTATTATTTCATAAAATATAAAATAATACTTTTTTCTTTCTATCATCCTATAAACTCAACATTTAGCGATTTTTTTAGGGGTTCTTCTAGCCAAAAAGCGTCAATTAGTTCTTTTTCTCCTGACAAAAATTTCCTGTAAATCTCGTATTCTGATAGCTTGGTATCAAGTAATTTCTTTGATAATTCAGCCATATCTCCATTAAATTTTAGAGTTGCTTTTGGTTTTTGAGCCAATAATTTTTCAACAGACACATGACGTTCTTCTGCCAATGCTTCAAGTTTTTTATAGTAAGGGTTGTCTGGACTAGGAGTTGCTACTAAATGTTGCAGGATTTCATCTGGATTGAATCCATCTGCCAATTTCTGGGAGATTTTTTGGATAGCCACTCTCTCAGACGCAATCTGCTTGTTTCTTTCTTCCCACTCAGTCACGCTATCTAGCAATTCAACCATCTTACTGAGCTTTCTAAATATACTTGGCAAGCATAGGAGCGTGTTAAAGTCATCAGCAGTCATTTTAGGTATGCTATCTAGCGCCTGTGGACTATTTATGTTCAGGATCAATGTCATCAAAAGGACAATTTCGCTTTCGTTCCCTTGCGTATTGACCTTCACTTTGTAGTGAGTATTGTTGAGCTTCGCATTATCAAGCCCTGCTTCCTTGGTTTTGTCTCTAAATTCTTCAACCAATTCAGGATAACTGTCTATATTCTCAGTTAGGAGCTTGTTGACCTGCATAGCGTCAAACAGTCTATAAAAGTTATCAAGCAATTCTTCTGAGCCACCCATTCTATGCTCCCACTTTTCAAGTGTTTCATTCAGGACTACTTCTAAATCTAATAGATGACTTTTATTCCATTCTTTCAACGCCATTTCCGTTGCTCGCCCTGTATCAAAGAACTCTCTCAGACCGTCTCTTAGGTCGTCATCTGCGATATAGCCTTCATTGATACCTAATTCTACCCACTTGTCATAAGACGCTCTCAGGCGTGGTTTTAAGTGCCAATCCACGTCTATATACGTCACGCCTTTAGGAAAGCCCTCTGTATGCAGATAATCTTCTACAAGCTCCTTAATTGTGCTTGGTTCAGCTTCAATCAAAGTTGCTGTAAAGTCCTGCAAGTCAAAGCGTTTTTCAAACATGAGGGTTGCTTGTCTTAATGAATCATCTTTATTTTCTGATTTTCGTTTAATCGTAACCATATCTATCTACTCTCCTTCGTTGTCTATTTTATTGTATCAAAAAAAGCAAGCTATTTGTGAACTTGCTTTTTTGCCTTAGACAACCTTCATCAGCTCTCTTGAACGCTTTAAGTGTTCCGTCAGCTCTGAGACTTCGCTAGATAGGTCATTGACTTCCTTCACAAACCCTTGAATAGCTTTAATAACACTAGAGTATAGCTCTTTATCCTCTGCGTCAGCTTCCTTTTCTCCTTCTTCAAGGACTGTTAGGTTATGATTCCCCCAATCAGCTAGTGTATTCAATGGTACAACTAGGTCACATAGCGCCTTTAGTTCTTTCTCAATATCTTCCTGATTAGAGATAGTGTTAAACGCTACAAACTGGATCGCTTGTTCCTGATTGCCAAAGACTTTCTTATCTTCCTCTGATAAGTCTCCCCCTGCGTCATCAATCTTATGTAGCCATGTTTCTAGGTTAGCTCCAAAGAGCTTTTTATTTTCTGCTACATTTTGAATCGCAAAGTTTAAACCTGCCAAAGTATAGTCTTGAATTGAAATTACTTCTGCCATATCTACTCTCCTTCCCTGTATGTTGCAAGTTGAATCTGCTCTGTCATGGTATCATAATTCCCTGAATAAACAAGGATATTCTTTCCATCAGTAAACGTGATTGTAAACTGTAGTGTTCCGTCCAAGTTAGACTTAAAAACCTTAGTTTTAGAAGCGTCATACTTGTATTTTAAAATCATCTTCTCTTTGATAATCATTAAGTCTCTACGATAGCTTGATAGGTCATGATTGAGCCTATCAGGTACAATAGATTGCTTGTTAGGGGTTTTTTCAAGAGCGTCAACCATGACTTGTATCATCTTTTTAGTTGTCTCTGCTTGCTCCCCTGTTACTTGTTCATTCGGTTTTTCAAGAGTTTTTTCTAGTTCCTTTTGTGGATCACTAGCGATAAGTTCAACTTTTTCTGTCGTCTCCTCTTGCGTAGTAGTTGATTGAACGCTTGCTTCCTCTAACTTAAAGTCATTCCCTGTACTTTTCTTGTTAAAAAACAGGAAGAAACAAGCAATACCAATCAACACTAAACCGATTAAGCCAACTAGTATTCTTTTTACTAAACTGTTCATTGTTACTCTCCTACTTTGTGATGGCTAAAATCTTCTTTATTCTCGTTAGCATTATAGCCCCCTTTGTCGTCTCGGACTGTATTTCCTTGCAAAAGGTCAGCTATTTTCTTGTAGTATGTATTCATGTCAGAATACCCTTGCAACGCTCCTGTATAGGTACAAGCAAGGACTTTGCCCTCTTTATTCGTCTTAACAATGTAGTTAAGCAAGGCAAATTCTCGTTTATCATTCGTTGCAGGAACTAGCACCTGAAAGTATCTATTAGCGCTTGTAGAACCACTCATAACCGATACCATAACAGGGCTTGCTAGAGCTGTAGTTGATTGTGTCTCTTTACCCCAAGACTGAGAAGCTAGAAGATTGTAAATGTTCTGCTGTACGCTCAAATCAGCGTCAGCTTCGCCTTCTTTTTTCTTAGCCTTATCTTCATCAGCAGGCTTATCTGAGTTTGCACTAGAAGCTAGGTAAGGCTTCAAGCTCTTGTAGGCTGTATCTACCTTTGTGTCATAGCGAATACCAATAAGAGTTTTAAAGAAATTATTAAGCTCCGTGTCTGCGTTTAACTTCGTAAAGTTCAATGCAAAGTCCGTATCTTCGCCATTCTTATCTTTCTCCTGCGCTACTTGAATATCTGCTAGTTGTCCTTGAACCACCTTCAATTCGTTGTTCTCGATATTCCCAATCTGCGTAGGCAAATCCTGAGTAGAGAACAACTTACCTACTTCATCAGTTGTGTAAGCCTGCGTTACCGTTACCTTTTTAGAGAAGAAGAAGCCACCTAAGATAAATGCTACGATTACAGGGATAATCGTTACTAGTGTTATCTTCTTCCAATCGGACGCTTTTACTAAGTCCTCTAGGTCGTCTAACCATATTCCAAATTTTTCAAACATTTCTTACTTACCCTTCATCTGGACTATCCCAAAAAACTGAACCGTCAATCTCAATATCGCCTTCGTTGTGGAAAGTGTCGTCTCTAGGTAGTTTTTCTAACCAACCCATAAATTCTTCACTCCCTACTGCGCCACCTCTCATAATATTTTCTTCTGGCATATTCACAAGATCAACTTCTAGGTTTTTGTATAAATCTGGGCGCAATACTATTCTGTCCTCGATTTTGCGCCATTCTAACAACGATATGAACACATAACGGTCTTTGTCATCAGTTTTCCTCTGCAAATTCTCCACTATCCGTTCCACTCGTTGTTTCTCGTACTTGTTTAACCGTCTTAAATTCAGACGGACAAATATATAATTCTGAGCCATTGTTATTCCACCTTCGCACTATCTTTCCGTTCAATATAGGTCAGAACAGAAACATAATCAAATACTGCGATTTTCTCTTGGTTTTCTCCTACATTGACTACTCCCCAAAGATTACCGTCTCCATCTAGCCGATAGACACGCATGGTTGAACCATCTGAAAGATTGAAAACCCCACCAATCGTATCGTCTTTGTTAATGTAAAGCCCATTTTTTACCAAGGCTTCTCTAAGAGCTTGGTATTCCTCTTTTGTGAGATTGCCTTTTTCTTCCTTCTGAACCTTTAAACTCTCTGGAACTTCCACGTTGTTATTTACGGTTGAACCCTGCTTTGAGCAGGCTACCCCTACTAGACAAAAAGTTATTAGGAAGCCAATACTAATAACCTTTCGTAGCAATCCATGTTTTAAAGTGTTGTTCTGCTTTGTTGTCATCATAGTAAGTTTCCTTCAAGTACAAGTGAGCCTGTTCTGATTTTGCTACACTTGTCAGCATTTCTTCAATATCATTACTGATACGTTGCAAGCATTGGTTGAGATATTGAGCAAGAGTGAGCGTATCTTCTGGTGTTGTTACCTTACGCCCTGCCCACTTGTCATAGGTAAAGTCAGGGTTTAAAGCAAACTTCCAAGTATCGGTTGCTGTGATGTTATTTTCACGCAACAGCGCTTCATATCGCTTGTAGCTCTTGTAGTATTCCTGCAATTCCTCTGTCTTATTAAAATCTTCCTCTGAGTAGATAGGGAAATTGTAGTATTCAACCGTATAGACAATATGTTCAAGCCCCTTAATATCATTTTCTACTAAGTGGTTTTCATCAGGAACGACTAGGAAGCCCCAATCCGTAATATCATAGATGACTGGACGGACGTAATCGCCCCAATCCACGTTATCTTCTGGATCAACGACTGGTACACTCTCAATCATGTAGTCATTCTTCAAGCCATCAAGACGATTTTTCCATTCCAAAACTTGCTCGTCATACCAATCCGTTAGAAGCTCTGCGTAGAACGTTCCCCCTTCTTCCTCGTCTTTTTCTAGGGCGTAGCTTTCTGCCGATTCAATCGCTTCATAGATAGTAAGTTCTGCATAGTCTTTTTCTAAGAATTTACGGTATTCTGCCAAAAAGTTATTGTAAGACGCAATGACTTTTTCTAGCATTTCCTTGTTATTCTCGACAATGAATAGAAATTCCTCTTTAATCTGCTCTTCTGTTTTAGCCATGTTTATTCTCTCTTTCTAGTGTTTTGTATCATCTGCTATTTTATTGATGTTTTCATCTAAAATCTCAATCCCACTATCGGTATGATAGCCAAGTCGTAGGATTTCTCCTGTTTCTCGGTTGTAAACAGAAGGAACTTTGTCAATATCAGGAAAATGCTTTACATATTCCTCGCCAAAAGCACTTGTCACGTCCACATAAACGATTGCAGACTGCGCTCTACCTGTAAGGCTTTGGAGCTTTGGAACTGTTGCCTGACACGCTTCACACGTTGGGTTCATAAATACTATGTATGAGCTACCCTCGATTGCAGACTTGTCTTTATCTGATACCGAAAATACAAAGTTAGGGTTGCTTTGATCCAATAGCCTGAATCCATCTGCGCCCATATAGCCTATGTAGGTTCTATTAAATAAACTAAAGCCTAGCCAAACAACCGTTGCTGTCAACCCTGCGCCAAATACAAGCCACTTCCAAGCACTTCTAAAGTTGAATAGTACAGGTATCAACCCTACCGTAAATGGTAGAATCATAAATCCCAATACATGATAATAATGCTTAAATGAATAGCCTAACTGGAAGGGCAAAAGGAGTAGTACCAATACTAAGACAACTTTCAGAATGAAGAATAGCCAATCCTGATTATTAAACTCCGAAAACTTCAACTTCATTAGTTGCTACCTTCTTTCTTCTTAGTCTGTACTGCGTTTGAATCAGCGTCCTTTTTATTCTCTTTCTTAGAAGAATCATCAGAACTTTTTGGTTTTTCCTCTTTCTTCTCGGTTTTCTTCGCTTTAGCTTTTGAATTTTCAATGAACTTTTGCACCCACTCGTCATTATAAACAACCTTTTCCCCTTTTGGATCAAAAACTGTCAACGTTCCTGTCTGGTCGTACTTTTGAATAATGTAACGCTTGTCCTCGAAAGTAAAATATCCTGAAAGTCCTGTCTTGTCATTTTGCTTGATCGTGTCAAATGCTGTAGTGAGCGCCTTAACATTGTTGTCAAACTCGCCACTAGATAGAGCTGTTGCTGTATCTTCTTTCTTAGGAGCTTCTTCCAAGATTTTTACAACTTCCTGCTCTGCAAGACTTGAAGCCTTGTTGTTTTCATTGACTTGCCAAAATACCAAGCCACCAATCGCAAGAACGGTAGGAACACCAACTGCAATATACTTCAAAACTCCACCTTTTTTGCGTGGTTTTGCGTCTGCTTCTGGTTCAGAATCATCTTCTGCAACTGGTTCTTCTAGTTGTTCTGGTTCATCTGCTACCTCTGCGTCAGCCACTTCTGGAGCTTCAACTTCTTCAAGGTCAGTATCTTCAAGCTCAGGCTCTACATAGGTTACTGGCTCTATCGGTTCGGTTGCTACTGGTTGTTCCTTCACTTCTTCAACCTCGGCTACTTCCTCAATAGGTAGGGCTTCCTCAACTGGTTCAACTACTGGCTCTTGGACTTCCTCTTTTGGTTTTGGAGAAGCTAGTCTCATTCTTTTTCTTGGAGCAACTGCCTGTGGTGTCCGTTCAGTATGTTGTGGAGCAATGATAGTAGAATTGCCCTCTGTAGGCTCATTCTGTTTCTCCTCTACTGGTTCAGCTTGGACTTGTTCTGGTTCTCCCTGCAAGCTATTATATAGCTCCAAAAAGTTTTCCTGACCGTTGTTCTTAATGTAAAGGTCAATCACTAACCCTACTAGCGTAGTGTATAGTTCAGACTGTTCTTCCGTCTTGCCTTTGTAATCACTCGTCAGGATTTTTTCAAGTTCAGACTGGCTTACTTGACCGTCCTGTAAGAACCGTAACATAGCCTTTAATTTTTGTTGCCCCAAAGCAGGTTGATTGTCTATTGCTTCCTGCAAGGCTTCATACTTACTAATCATCTGTTCTCCTCTCTATCAATCTACAATTTCAATTTTGTTATCTGTACTTAATCTGTAGCCACCCAACTTAATAGATGATACCGTAATTGTTAATTGTGAACGAACGTGAGTTACTTTTTCAATCTCCATATCGTCCATTGTTACCTTATGCCCACTTTTCATAGAATCTACTGGCAAACCTCTGCCATTAGAACCAATCAAGCGAACGAACACTAGTTCTTCCTCGTTAGGAGAATCAACCTTGACATTCTGTAAGATAATTCGTATCTCGTCTGATGACTTTTCATAAGCGCAGACTGTTTCAAATTCTGCTTCTTCAAAAATCAAGTCTTGGTTAATTCCTCGAAAGAACATTAGACCTTGTATTTTTTCTGCTTCAATAGCTACCATCTAATCTCTCCCACTATAAAATTCTTTCAGGTTTTCTTGCTCTCTATCAATCAGGACAAGCCCACCTGTATAGACAAATAACTTTTCATAAGAGACAACTTTGACGTATGAATCCTCAAAGTCAAACTCTACATAAGGATTTTCTGAACGCATGACTTGACCTGCCTGCACTTCTCGGTTAGAAGGCGTGTCAAGATACAAGCGAAATAGTCTGCCTGTGTTGTTTGCGACATTCCCATCTTGATATTTTGGATAGATTGTATTATCTTCCTCTATCTCTACTAACAACTTCAATGGCTTGGTGCTTAATACTTCTGCCACCTTTAGTTTCTTATCGCCAAAAAATCCTTCAATATCGAACGTTTTATAGCGCTCAAAGTTTGTGTAGTTCCTTGTTTTCTCAAACGTTGGAACGTGTTTTATTGACTTTCTTACTTCCACTTTCCTTTTCCTTCTTTCGTTGCGATTCAATCTCTAAATCACTTATATAGTCTAGGAGTTGGATCATCTTAGCAATGCTAAAGTGAAATTCCTTATCTCCTGTATAGAGTTGTCTAATGCTGTTGGTTGCAATAGCAGAACCAACCTCGTCTGTCTCTTTCAATTCTTTTCGCCATTTGTAAAAGAACTGCTTGTCTCGGTCAAATATCTTTCGTAGTTTTTTCTCAAAGTATTTACCCTTCTTATGTTTATCTAAGATTTTACATAGTTGTAGGATAACTGTTCCTCGCAACTTAAAGAACTTCTCTTTATCTTTCGTATAAAAGATTTTAGAGGTTGTTCCGATTTTCATTCCACTTACTACAAAGTCTTTGGGAGCAAGTTTCTTTTCTTCAATAAACTGCATGATTTCATCTGTTAGGGCAATATACTCTTTTTCAACAATCCTATGTTTTTGCAAGTTTATCTCCTCTCTATGTTGTTTTTATATAATCTATATTACCATTATTATTTTCATCTTACAACTATATAAATAAAGGTTTTTTTATTTTTAAAAAAATTAAACTTTTTTTATCTTTTCTGTTGACATAGGTTTTTCATTGTGTTATTATTAAATTGTGTTAAGTGATTATGTTTTTGTGTTTAAAGATTATTTTTTAATATCTCTCAACACAAAAAGATAAACACAATCTTATATTTCAGGAGTACAATATTATGAAAGTTGTCACTATTACTTCCCTTAAAGGGGGAGTTGGTAAATCGGCTATCGCAACATTATTGGCTGATTACCTAGCTTATCACGGACGTGTCTTACTAATTGACGCAAACCGTCAGGGAGACACTACCAAGCGTTTTGTCTATCAGGAAAACGAAGAAGGAGAAATCGTAAATATTTCTTCTGAGGAAAATCTCTTTGAGAATATCTTCCGTAAAAAGCCTGTCGTTCCTTTAACTGTCAAAGACAACCTTGACCTACTTGTAGCCACTAAGAGCTTGAAAGAGGTTGAAGATCATATCGAACATAAAGAGCGCAAAAGTCCACTAATCTTTAAACGTTGGCTTAAACGTTCTAAACTGAGTGAGTTCTATGACTACGTTATCATTGACACTCACAATAGTGAAGGTGTCTTACTTGATAGCTTCTACCTAGCTAGTGACTTGTTGATTGCTGTCACAGGTTCAGGGCGTGATGAAATGGACGGAGCTATCGGTGTATATAACCGTGCAGAAGCTCTTAAAAATGATGATAACCTTGTCAATGATGATGACGAACCTATTATGAGAGCAAAAATCGTATTCGTAGGAAACTTGCTTAAATCTGGTGGTGGTAGTCATGGCGTTACTGCTACAAATGAATACCTAGAGCAGACCAAGGATAATGACTTGTTCATTACTAATATCTGGGAGCGTAACATTTTCCGTGACGCAAGTTTGGAAAACAAAACCATCTTTGATATTATGAAGCGCTCGAAATACCGTGACAAGAGCTTTGAAAAATACTTTAGCAAGCTACAGGAAAGTCTTGAAACAATCAAGAACAGCATTGATCTAGCATAAATTAAACATATTTTGATTATCATTTTGTGTTGGGATATTATTTTTATAATCATTCCAACACAAAAGAATAATCTTGAAACACTATTTTATAATTCAGAAATTAAGAAAGAGGAAATTAAAATGGCATTTGACCTACCAACTAAACAACCTACTAAAACAAATAAGAAAATTGTCTTGGACGCTATTGATACAGACGAACCAACACCTGTTGAAGCTCCTAAAAAGAAAGTTGCTAAGAAACCTAAAAAGAAAGCAGAGCCAAAACATGAATCTAAGAAAGAAGCTACAGAACAACCTAACGCTTTCTTCCATAAGCTCCAAATTACGGAGCCTAAAGACGAAAAGTTATCAACAAACATTTCAGACGCAAACTTGCGTAAACTAGAGCGCCTAATTGAAGCAGGTTGCCAAAACAAGTCTAAAGCCATTGGGGCTATCCTTGACGCTTTTGACGTGGAAAAGGCGATTGAAGAACCTACCTTCTTTGTGAAGAACACCATCACTACGGACGCTCGCCACAACCGTCTCAATATCTCCATGACACCTTCTCAACGTGAGAAACTTATGACGGTAGCTCATGCAGGACTTGGGAACATTGCCCTTGCTTTCTCATGTATCTTGAACGCCTTTGACGTGGAAGAAGCCTTGAAGAATATGGAAGAATAAGCTAGATTATTTTCTGGCTTATTTTTATTATCTTTTTGTGTTCTTGAACACCATTTTGTGTGTTTATGTATTATCTTTATGTTTTGAGAAATTAAAAAAACGTGTTGTGAAACACGCTTTTTTAATTCCCTGAAACAATCTTCCCTGTTGTTGAATCAAAGTCTATTTTCAGTTCTTTCAAATATTTCTTCACAGTAGGCTCTTGGACGTTGAGCGCCATAGCAATCTGGGCTACGCTCTTAAACCTGCCCTTCTTAACACCTGCAAGCAAGGCTGTCATTCGGTCAGATTTACCCATAGAGGAAGATAAGCCCATGTTTGACTGAGTGTTCCGTAAGCCTGTTCCCCTTGACGCTTCCCTTGAATACTCGACAATTTCTGCATTTGACATGACCTTACGCTCGCTTCTACGAGTGATGACGTTTGGATCATACGTTGTGATGACCTCGCCTGTATTCGTACTACTCTTTTTAAAAAAATCATTAGGATTGTAACCCATTTTCTGAACTCCTTATTTTGTTTAAAATCATTTTATCATTTTTTGAGAATTTTTTCAAGAATATTTTTTCTTAAAATGCTGATTTTTCAAAGGACTTTTGGTATAATAGTTGTGAATAATAATTTATTTTAACTAACAAAGGAGCAACATGGAAACAGAATACATTGAAAAACTGATTGAGTTTGCGTGTAACCGTATTATAAATGACCTGAAAGAAGGGAAGTTTACTGCCTACTTTGTAGCGCAACAAATCGGTATCACTCGCAAGTCTGTCCTACACTTAGTAGAGAACGGTTGGGAGCAAGCACGATACAGTACGATTACTGGCTTGATTGAGTTTTACGAAAAACATTATGGAGTTATCAGTCTCCCTAAAACTGATGACGATTACAAACTTTAAGGAGTGACCTATGAGTTCCAAATCAAAGAAGAAAAAGAAAAAGAAGCTACAGAGGTACTACAAGAACGGTAAGAACGTTTATCCTTACGCAAAGGCTTCTAGGGTTTTATGGAGCTTAGGGATTACCTTTGCTATCTTTGCAGGCTTGACTATAGCAACACAAGTCATCATGAGCCTGTTGCAAAAACTAGCCTTAATGGTGCAGGAGACAGTAGGGATTGATAGCAAGATAGGTGCAAACCTAGAAAACTTTATCCAAATAGAGCTTCCCTTGGGTGGGATTCTAACAGCTTTATTGTCTGCCCTGCTGTTTATTGTTCTTGCCTATCTAGTAACGATTGCTTTTCGCCATCACGAAGGGGAACTACAACCTTTTAAAGACGATAGAATGGCAAGAGCTATTCGCAGAGACGTTATCAAAAACCTAGAGCTAAATGTTCTGGACTATGACGATAAAGGCAAGGTCAAAAATTCTAAGCAGGACGTGAAAGCTAGGGATATATTAAGACGTATGGCTATTGAAGTTCATACTCGTAAGGAAGTGAATGGAAGTGACTTTCTTTCAATCGCAACCGTCAAGATCGAACGCCCAAAAAACAAGGCTATTCGTAAGGCGCTTGAAGGTACGTTCTTTAAGGACTTACCTAGTGAGTTGACTTTTGCCACAGAGGAGCTGTTTACCTTCTCAGAACGCCTGACTGAAAAAGAGTTCTATTTCTTTGAAGCGAAGGCTATCGTAACCGAAGAATACGTCTATAAGATTGAGGAAGCGCAGAAGAAACTACAAGAAGCTCTTGGCAAAGGCAAGAAGTCTGGCAACGGTTCTGACGTTGAAATCATTGATACAGGTATCTTTACAGAAGAAAAAAGCTCTTGGGATATAGAGGTTCTGTATGACAAGAAACTACAAGAAAAGATTGCAGAACAAACCAAACTTGCACAAGAAGAAGTTGAAAACCTTAAACTGTCGCTTGAAACCTTTATCAGTTCTAACGAAAAGGTCAACCTGCAATATAATGACGCAAGAGCCACAAACTCTAACGCTCAATTTATTTACACCAAACCTAAAGGTGTAAATAACATGGGTACGGAGCAGATGAAGGAAAACTTGGAAAGTGACTTGGGTAAACAGGATATAAATATTACCCTACGAGCAGGTCAGATTATCATTCAAATTCCACTTGATAATAAGATTACTGCTGACGCTTATACCAACTACAAGAAAGCCTTTATCGGCAAGAAAAATCTACCACCATTGCAAGCCTTGGTTGGGGTTGATACAGAAGGTGTACCAAGAACTTATGACCTTGCGACAGCGCCACATATCCTTACAGCAGGTACAACTGGTTCTGGTAAGTCGGTTGGTATCAACATGATTTACCTGTCTATCATCTTGCATAATAGCCCTGATGAAGTTAAGTTCATCATCATTGATCCAAAGAAAACTGAGTTTACACCTTACAAGAAAAGCCCTTATCTTTATACAGACGTTATAACGGACATGGACGGTGCTAAAAATGCCTTTAATGCTGTTGTAACTGAAATGGAGCGTAGAAATAGCTTGTTTGAAGAAATTGGAGTTCGTAACCTACAGACCTACAACCAGAAAGTAGAACCTAAAGATAGAGAGCCTTACCTTATCCTGATTGCTGACGAGGTAGCAGACCTTATCATGACAAACGGAGACGAGGTAGAGGATTCCATGCAACGTTTGGGGCAAAAAGCCCGTTCAGCAGGTATCTTGATTCACATTGCAACTCAGACACCACGAGCTGACATTATCAAGGGTAAAATCAAGGCTAACTTGCCTTCTCAGATTGTCTATAAGGTTGCTAACAGCATTGAAAGTGATATTGCGATTGGAGAATCAGGAGCAGAGCGCTTGTTAGGTAAAGGAGACACTTATGTTAAGTGGTCGGACAACCCTAGCCTTGTTCGTGTTCAAGGGGTATTCCTTACAGACGAAAACATCAATGACATTATTGATTCCACGATTAAAAAATATCCTGATGAACGTTACTACAATGAGCGTGTTCCTATGGACGCTTTTGAAGAAGGGTTTATCAAACCTAAAGACCTTGGAGATATTACAAAAGGTGGGGTTTATCGCTACGCTATCAAGCACCAGAAAAGTCCTGTCATAGACGAGGACATGGACGAGCAGAACGTAGTTATCCCTATCCAAGAAAAGCCAAAGGGTACGCCTGCCATTGCTTCTGCTCAACCTTACGAAACAACAAGTGTTCACAAAGAGAGTTTTGAGGAGTACAGGAAGCGTTACGAAGAAAAGAATGCCATGACAGCCCTAGAGCTAGATGACATACTAGGTACTCGCAAGCGCAAAGTGGAAGCCTTGATAAAGCAGATGGAACTTGACAAAGAGAAAGAACAGGAGCAGGAAAAGGAAACTCCACAACTAGATCACGAAGTGGAAGAAGCGATTGAGGAGCGTATCTCACATACTGAGCCTGAGCCTACAACACCTGTTGACAAAGAAGCTATTGCTAACGAACTCTACCCTGATGAACCTACTCCAACCGAAGAAGTGAAGAAGGATAACTCAATCCTTCCAAAACCAATTCCGAAGGACTGGAAGTTCAGAAAGACTGGAAACAGAGGGAAAATGTAGTGTTTCACATGAAACATAGGAGAACTAAGAAAGTATGAATAAACTAAAATTACTTTGGTTGAGGGTTGACCTTTGGTTCAACCCCTACAAGTATAACGAAGAAGGCATAAAAGCCCTTTATGCTCACAACAACCCTAAAGAAAAAGTCAAAGGACTAAGCAAGCAACAAGTAGTAGATAGCACCATGATTGCCCTTAACATCACTACTGTTACAAGTCCTATTCAACTTGCGAACGGTATTAAAGAGCTTGAAAGCAGACCTTTTGACAATGGTATTTACTACCACGATAACCATTACCATCAATACCTAATCAAGTATGACAAGGGTTCTGGTAAGAGATACCAAGCACGAAACGGTAGTAAGCGTAGTCGCTATAAGAAGCACCTGAAAATCTATCCTAAAGGCGTAGCTCGCTATGACCTTACACATATCAATTCTATTGGCTTTCATGGAGACGAAACCTTCTGTATTGGGTTTGATAGTCGCCTAAACCAAGAGGACATGAATAGGTTTGAGGAAAAGGTAAGAGCTGTCAACAACAAACAGCCTATTTACTGGTTTACGGATATTCAACTACAGGAAGATTATTCTGCTCTTTGGGTAGCAACCATTGTTTCCTTGGACGGAGAAATTCTGCTCCAAGAGACTTTCCATGATCGCTCTAATTTCCATTGGGAAATTGAGTGGGAGCGTAAGGTGGGATAATGCAGGAAAACTACGACAAAAAAGCCAATGTTTTCTGTAAGGTTCGTATGCTGAATGGCAAGCGCCTTACTTATCAATTCCCTAACGACCTGAGAAAAGCCATGCTACAGTCTTATCACGAAGGGAGCTTGAAAGAAATCCTGAACGGAGCTTTAATCAATGTTCCTACGACCAAGTACAATAAAAAAGGGCAAGCAACCCTTCACTTAGGGAAGATTACGCAGGTTTTCGTTGCAACTCATAAGAGCAGATGGCGTACCAGAGGGCAATTCCTGACAAGTGATAACTGGCAGGGAGAACTTGATAAAGCAGATATTCGCTTCTTACTCCACGACCACTCTTTCCTGAATAAAGTCAGGATTCGTATGGACTTGTTCAAGTGGAGAAGTCGCTTATAAATCAAAAAAAGCATATTATAGATTATTTAATATGCTTTTTTTCTTTCTACCCCTTTATCTTATCTAGGTTTTATGTTATAATGATTGTAAATAAAAATGAAAGGAGTTCGCTATATGTTGGATTTTGTTCATACTCGTAAAAAAGTGATGGAAATTATGGCAGAGGACGCTCTAACAACTATGGATTTGTTGGAGAAAGTCAAAGCAGACACAAAACACCTCGGCTCTTTCGCAGGAGACGGTTTGCTGATTCCACCACCTGCAACAAGCTATGTTATCAACAAAGCTCTTGCAGTTTTGAACATGGATCAAAAAGACCTTATCAAAAATGCAGAGGGATTGGATTCTGTTTCTAACTCAGCAAAAGAGGTTAAGGAAAGTATCCGTCTTATCACTACGGATTCTGATGACGTAGCCCTTGTCTCAGAAGAAGTATTCACAGTCATTTTTGACTACCTAACTGACGCAGTTCAAGCGTTCGCTCAAAGTCTCGAAGATTTCGGACAAGAAAATAACAAAGAATAGAAAGTCTTTCACTATTAGTAACTATCAGTAAGAAAAAGCAACTATTTCTAGGAAGAAGTAGTTGCTTTTTTACACCCTCTAATTTGCCCCTAAAATCGCCTGTACGCCATTTTAAGAAAAAGAGGTATAATTTATCGACCATATATAAAAAATCCCCTCTTGGAGCAAATGAGGGGCAAATAAAGCGAACCTAGATGAACAACAACGATTTTTTTAGAATAGGAGCGCTTTTTTATTTTTTCACTGTACGAATACTATTATACCATAAAAACCCTTTGAAATAAAGGGTTTTTGACGTTTTTTTAATAATATTTTGAGTTTTTTACCACATCATGCACAAGCTGTATCAAGTTGTGGTAGGCTTCTGCATTTTCTTCTTTTGCGCTAGAAATTTCCTGCATGACACTTTCCACCCCTCGGCTCAATAGATATAGCTGTCCTAGTTCGTTAAGAATACTGGTGTCGCCTTCTTCTCGGATTGCTTCAAGTCTAGCTTTTTCTTTCTCAACTACTTTTTTGTAGTTGCCTAGAATTTCTAGGCATTGAGTGTGTGGTTTTGAAATGGTAAAGTCTCCACCGTTCAGGAAACTTTGATATTCCCCAAGCCCAAATTTACCTTCAATCAATTCACTACCTAAAGTCATAACCATTAGAGAATGACTAGAAACTACTAGAAAACTTTTACCTAAGTTTAATAGCTCCTGAACATAGTTTTCATGGGCTATTCTAAAATCTTTGTCGTAACTTTTTGAAGATACATCAAATTCTAAAACATAGGTCACTCTGAACGAAGCATTACTTAATTTACTCCTTGCGTCATCTATCTTAGATAGGTTTTTTCTGATTGGAGCTTTGTATTCTTCTGGGAAAGGCGCTCTCTCAAAACCGAAAACGTCCTCTCCCTCTAAGATAGAATCCTCTAATTTTAGCAAGGGGTACAAAAGAAATGTAGGGAAGTGAATCCTTACTTGCTCAATTTCTTCCAACGTGTTTTCAAGTTGGTTTGCGCCTGTACTCTTTACTTTGTCTCGTAGGTTCTCTAAGACTGTCTCATTGAACCTGATATTCGATTGATTGATTACTACAGCCTTGATTACAGTTGAAAAATAGTCACGAAAAGCACGAAAATCTGACTGGTTATTGATAGTTTTGCTTTTTGCCATCAAGACAACCATTAAGTCATTTTCGCTTTGTGATCCATTTACCAAGTCAAGCCTTCTCCATTGGTTGTTCAATTCTTGGCTTTGAGCTTCTGTCAGTACGTTTTCTAAAGTTGCCTTGACTACATCAAGTCTGCGTATGCTATCAAAATAAATAGCAGTTTGCTCAAAAACATTGTAAGTTTCCTTTTGAAGCCTTTGAGTATATTCTACCTGAGTTTCTGTCAACATATTAGACTTTCCCCTGTTCTAGCCATTCTTTACCTGCTAAAACCAGTTCGTTTTTTAAAATTTCTAGGTTAGTTAGGTAAGTATAGGCACTTTCTTCTGTTCTTTTAGTTATCTTTTTGAGAAGATAATTGACTGTAGTAAGTTTTTCAATCTCTTTCTCGATTCTGTGGTCTCCTCTTTCTTCTTGCTCTCCTTCTAAGCGTCTAAGTTCATTTTTGATAGCTAGAGCTAGTGGCTCTAACTCATTTGTACTATCTTTCAAAGAAAACATCATATTTTCATAGCCAGCTTTTATTAACTTACCTGAAAAGTATAGAAAATCAGTTTCTCCATTTGCTACACGTTCAATTTCAGTTTTTATTGCCTTAATATCCCTGCTTATTGTTAAACTTTTCCGTGATATATCTTGTAATATTGGAGACACGTTGCTATGAACTGTTTGAATGTTCTTAGAGTAGTTCCCCTCTTGTAACAGGTTTTCTGATGATAGACTGTTTGCTGTATTGTGAATTGGATTTACTTCTACCCAAACATTCAATAGGGATTCATTAACCGATTCCAAAACTGAAATATGTTCTTTAGACAGGGTAGAAATTGAGTAACCGAAAGACTGCTGAACTTCAATAAGTTTGCTTTCTAAGCCTATCATTGGAGTGATGATACTACCATTTAGGAGCGCATATAAATCAAGTAATCTTTGAAGGCTATCTAAAATCCGTCCCCTAGCTTCGGTTTTATGTTCATGTTTTAAAATTTCATTAACTTTTTCGATATTTTCGTTAAAGTTTAAACGAGCCAGATAGAGTTTATCAATAACATCTGAATACTCTGCTCTCATAACAGCATAGTCTCTGTTATCTCTTATAAAACTAACTGTGTGCCATAGCCTTCTGATATAGTTTGTTTCTTGGTTATATTTTTCAGGAGAAATTAGGGCGTTCTTCCAACTTACTTTTAGTTCTTCTGCAAGTTGTTCCTTACCTTCATCATGTAAAGCTCCAATAATCTCTTCTGGGTATAAAATCATTCTATAAAAATAGTCATCATTACTCAGATTCGCAATTTCCTTTACTTCCTTTGCTAGTTCGTAAATAGTTTCTCCTTGTTGTTCAGTAAGCATAATTTCCCTCTGCTTTCTTCCCTGCTATCTGTATTTTAGACAATTCCTTGCTCTAGCAACTCTTTACTTGCTACAGTCAAGTTGTCTTTCAATGCTGTTAAGTTGTTCATGTAGTGGTAAGGGCATTTTTCTGCCATTTCAAGAATAGTATTGAGTTGATGAATTAACAAATTGATTGTCTCAATCCCTTCATCAAGTTTGCTATCTTTCTTCTCCTCACGTTCTGCTTCTAGGCGTTGAAGCTCTTTTTTAGCAGAATGAAGGAGTGGTTCAAGCTCTTTTGCATGGTTTCTGTACGATACGATCATTTCGTCATAGTTTGCACTTGCAAATGAGCCTACAAAGTCATAGACACTACTTTCTCCGTCTAAAAGACGTTTGATACGTTCACAAAGACCTTGAATATCTGAGCATACAGTCAAACTAGTTTGTTCTACGCTCTGAATAGTTGAATAAGCAATGCTATAGGACATAAAGAATACGTCAGAAAAAATAGTTTTGTTAAGGTCATCTTCCTGTGGCGCGTGTTTTGAAGCGTTGTAAGCAATAACCATATCGTTATAAACTCCACCTAGACACTCAGAAACAGTTTCTACTGCTGTTCGGTATTTCTCAGGTAGGTTGGAAGGAGCAAGGTCAAAGCTCTCTTGAATTTTTACAATTTCCCCTTCCAAACCAAGCAACGGTGCAATAATACTATTGTTTAAAATTTCGTAGATACCATGTAATGTTTGAAGGCTTGCCATAATTCTTACTCTAGTGTCGTCAGTATAAACGTGTTTTAAAGTTTCATTGACTTTCCCAATGTTCGCAAGTAATTTTGCTCGGATTTTATAAAGTTGATCCGTGGTATCTAAATATTGCAGACGGAAAGCAAGGTAGTCTGCATTGCTACGGATATAGGCAACTTTGTTAGCTAAGTCCTGAATTAAGTCGTCTCCACTATCCAAGGAAGAATAAAGAGAAACATTTTCCCAACTTTCCTCTAGTCCGTCTGCTAAATCTTCCTTCCCACCATCACGCAACGCCCAAAGTATTTCATCAGGGAACATACACGTCTCAGAATGGTATTTATCATCTACAACAGTTGCAATCTTATGTAAAGCTCCTGCTGTCTCATAAGTAAACTCACTTTGTTTTTCACTTAACATGGTTTATACCTCGTTTTTCTATTTTTATATTTCTAGTATAGCTCATGTTTTTCTTTTTGTGTGAACAGGCTCATAAAAAAAGACTGTTTACATTTTTTCCTGAAAGTGGGGTAAAATAAAAATTGTTTTGAAAAAAGGGGGCGCTTTATTTATTTACTCTCTCTCTCAATAATAATAGATATAGATATATATAGAGCCGATTTTGACACCCCTCAAACACGCATGGTTGAGCGATTTCTAAAATGAAAAGCAACCAAAAGGTAGGGTTAGGGCAACCAAAAGGTAGGGTTAGGGCAACCAAAAGGTAGGGTTAGGGCAACCAAAAGGTAGGGTATATATTTTAGGATAATTTCCCTAAAAGCAACCAAAAGGTAGGGTTAGGGCAACTTTTTTACAAAATGGTTGCTTTATTAAAAATAAAGTAGTATAATATAGTCAAGAAAAAGAAAAAAGGGTTTTAAAACATGAATGAATTAGTTGAAAAACAAGGGGAGATAAATCAATTATCTGATCCAAAAACAGGTTGGCTTGCTAAAAGCAATAAACTATTGTTAAGCAACTTAAATAAAAAATTAAATGCTACACAAAATGTACTATTCTCACTAGCCTTACTCCATGTAAAAATGAAAGATGAAGTAGTCAAAGCAGAGTTTGGGATTGATGAAGTTGTAAAACTAACAGGTAATGCAAAATATAGAGCTTACCAACCAAAAGTAATTGCAAAAGATAGAACAGAAGTGTCAGGAGCTAGTATCAATATTGAAGCTAACCTTGATTCGGACAATCCGTTAGATTACATTGGGGGAACGTTCCAGATTTTTAGTGATATTAGGTATATCAAAGGGAAGTATCATGCTTATTTTAATACTACCAAAGATGAAAGTGGGTTTAGTCCTATCTTAGAATTGCTGAAATCAACAGAAAACAACCCTTTAATGTATAACATACATACATTCTCTAAGCTAAAAAGTTCAGGGCAAACTCTTTATGAAAAAATTCTAGTGTCATCAGGAAATAAAACAAATAATGTTTTTTTGACTTTGGAAGAAATTAAAATGCTTTTCAAAGCGACAGGAAAAACCATGAATAACTTTAAATCCCTGAATGACAAGCACCTATCTCCTGCAATTAAGGATATAAACGAGCATACAGAACTAAATGTGGAAGCTATTAAAATCAAAGAAGGAAGAAGCGTTGTTGGAGTAGAGTTAAGATGGTCTTTAGAAAAAGTCTCCTTACCTGCTTCTGAAAAACAATTAGCTCTTATGAATGACCTTTATGTTCAGATGAAAAAACATGATCTAGTAGAACAAAAAGACATTAAATTGTTAGAAAAACTAAAAAATAATCATCTTTTGAATAGCAGACAAGCGCAAGGTGTGATTTCTACTGCGTTAGGAAGGGTAAGTGAATTAGAGGAAGAATTAAAAATCTCGCCAATCACAACCCTAGATAAAATTGCAGAGGACTATGACTTATCCTCAGTAGAAAAATTTGCACCTAGATTATCAAGAAAAGCTAGAAAATATATCGTCAAAGCGTTACTTGAATTTCCAGAGAGAGAACAAAAAGGGATTTTAGACCTTGCCTTGGATATTTTCAAGCAGAATAGAGCAAGAAGTGTTAATTATCTTATTGCTATGCTAAAAGAATGGGTTGACGAAGGAGTGCAATCAAGAGTTGAAGCTCTTGGGGTTTACGACCAAAACTACGGAGAACTCTTACCAGATGTTTCTGACATAGAAGTTTCAGACGAGTTCCATGAAGCTATGTGGTTATGGAAGGACTAAGCAATGAAAATTTTAGCGATTGATCCATCTTCAAATTTTTACGAAACGTCCACTACAGGTATTATCCTGCTAGACAACGAGGTTGAAATAGACCATTGGCTAGTAGGATATGGGCGTGACAATTTCAAGGCTTGGTATGATGAAATAGGCAAGAACCTTGACTATGATGTAGTTGTGACAGAAAAGTTCACGGTCAGAGAGAATAACAGGGCAAGGGATAACACTCCTATCCAGACAATCGAAATGATACAAAAATGCTTCCCTGATACGAAGCTGATTAGTAACAACGAATATAAAACGACTGTTCCTGATGAACTCCTTAAACTCTTGAACCTATGGAAGTTCCCTGAAAATGGCAACCACAATGACTTGCGAGCGTCTGCAAGAATTGGCTTGCATTGGGCGATTATGACCGAACAAAGAGAGGTTATACAGGCTATCGGCAAGAGGGTTATTCCTGAACAAAAATAAAAAGTTAGAGAAAACTCTAGCTTTTTTTCTTTTCTGTGATATAATTCATTTATGAGAACAAAGTCCTTTCATGGACTAATAACTATCAAAAAGGAGAATACATGGAAATAAAAGCACTACCACTAAGGGCATGGTTGGCATGGAAGAAGATAAATCATAAAGAATTGGCTGAGATTGTTGACGTTTCCCCAAGGTCAGTCTCTAAATGGGCGACAGAGGGATTGATTCCACTACCAAAGCACCAACGCAGAATTGCAGAAGCTCTAGGAGTTGAACTAGAGCAGATTGATTTTAAAAATTAGAAAGACAGAGGACTAAAACATGGCAAAAAAAACAAATGAACCATTTGATCCAAGCGCTTGGCTAAATGAAGCGCCTGCGACCAAGGAAGAAAAGAGAGAAAAGCGCAAGGCAGAGCGTGAAGAAAAGAAAAAAGAGAGCAACAAGAAAGCTAAAATCCCTAAGAAGAAAAAAGAAAAAGAGAATGACAACAAATTTAATCTGAAATATGGTATCTTTGTAGGAGCTTGTGTTGTGGCATTGGCAGGTTCAGGAGCTTGGGCTTTTGTATCTCATAATGGGAACGCTAAATATAATGCTGAATTGATTGCTACAGCTAAATCAGAGGTTGAAAAAGCTAAAGAGGAAGCAGAACAAGAAGAAGAAAAGAAATACAGCCTTACCAAAGAGGAGTATGAGAAGAACGTTGACACCATCACTAAGAATATCAAGACACTTACCAAGAAAGACAATGGCGACCTAAAAGGTTACTTTACGTCTAATAACAAGTTCTATAAAGTCATCACTTATGACCGTGAAACAGGTCAAATGTACGTTGAAGAAACAGACGACAAGAACAAGGACAAAGACAACAGCAACGGTAAGCCTTTGACACTTGGTAAAGATTGGATCAACACGCTTGTTGTACGCCTAGAAGCACAAAAAAATTAAAGGTAGGTAGGATATATGATTGAGTATTTTAAAAATCTTTCTAATCGTGCTAAGATTATCTGGTCTCTTTCGGTTGTAGGAGTGATTGCTATTGGGGTAACAGCCTTTATCTTTCTATCTCCTAAACAAAATGCAGGAGCAGACTTTCAACTAAAAGAAAGTGCAGGAGTTGTCACTACTACTGAACAATCAACAACTATTGAAAGTTCAGAGAAACCTGCTTCTTACTACAATGACACTCACGCTAGAGCAGTTGAGAAGTTAGAGAAGCCAACAGAAGAAATCTCAGGCGAAAAGAAAGAAAAGGTCAAGGCAGGTATTGAAAAAGCGATTGCAGGATTGAAGAAAAATCCTAAGAATGTGGGTAGTGTTCAAGGTGGCTATAGCCCTACTACAAACGATATGGTACAGGTAATGCACCAAGCTCTTGAAGCAGAATATGAAGTTAAGATAGATACGCTCACGGTGACTAAAAGCGAAAGCGATAATATCTATCAATTTGCAGTTGATATGGTTAGAAAAAAGGATAATAATTCTGTAACAGTTGCAGGAAGCTACAGCGAAGAATTGAACCAAATTCAATTTTCTATCCTTGTAGGAGATATTCAGATTCAAAACTAACCAACGATTATAAAAATATGTTGCAACACAAAAAAATAATCGGAAGGCGAAAATTTAATGACAAAGCAAAAAAATGTAAATGTTAATTATCATTATGAAAGAAAGAGGTCTAGGTTTAGGAGCAAGTCTGCTCTAGTATTGGCTCTTTTTGTAGCAAATGCAGTCCATACGTCAGGCGTGATACCAGTTATTAGTGATGGTATCGTGGCTTATGCTGATGTTCACTACTCTTATTCTCCTGATGATGATTGTGGAGTGAACCAAGATAGCCAGACTAAAAATAATTCAAGCAAAAATAAAGATAGTTCAAGCTCAAGCAAGGTATCCAGAGAAACGCTAAAAGATACAGAATGGACGAAAAAAGGTACGAAAGCCTATCAAAACGCAATAGACACGATCAACTTTTGGAAAGAGCAAGGTCTTTCAGGGGTTGAGATTGCTGGTATCATTGGTAATATCGGTGGCGCTGAGAACACAACCTTTACCCTAGACTTACGAGAAGAAGGTGGGGGAACAGGTGGTGGACTATACCAGTTTACCCCTTCAAGCAAATATACTAGTTGGAGTGGGTTTGATGGCAAATGGTCTGCTCAAAACCAAGGGGAGTTTGTTCTGTACTCAGAACCTCAATCTGTACTAGCGTATATTAACAAAAAGAACACTAGTCCGTCTCAATCTGCTGAGGATTGGGCGAACCTATACGAACGACCAGACGCAGGAGCTTTGGCAGATAGCTTACAAGCTCGTAAAGACGCTTCTGAGAAAGCATACAAGGTCTTTGAGCTAGATAAAATCGAAGGCGATTCTAAGAAGGTATCTTCTTGGGGTGGCTCAAACGTTTCCCAAGATAAAAAGGTCAAAATCTCGGCAGAAGATGGCAATAAAAAGGGAACAAAGATTGACCTTAAAGTTGCGATTAAGTGGTTTGAGGAGCGAGAAGGTAAAACAACATATAGTCAGGACGCAGGTAGTCGTAAAGGGCCTCTACAATATGACTGTTCTTCTGCAATCTACATGGCTCTTGTAGCAGGTGGAGCAGGTAAGACAGCAGGCGATTATCCAGTCTCTACAGAAACAGAACATGAATGGCTTCTACAAAATGGCTTTAATAAAGTCTATGAAGGCAAGTGGGGAGACAAGGGAGACGTAAAAGAGGTCAAAAAAGGCGACATTATTATCTGGGGAACTAAAGGTTCTTCTGGTGGCGACTTAGGGCATACTATGATTATGTATGACAATGAGACTATTATCCATAGCTCGGCAGGTCATAACGGTATCGCTCGTGACACTTACTCTAAATACCGTGATGAAGCAACGGATCATCAGACGGTATATGTTTACCGTTACTCAGGCTCAACAAACTTTAGCGAAGATGATGTTGAGAAGGTAGAAACAAAATGTAAACCTAAATGCGCTTACAATGACAGTTCAGAACGTGTAAAAGGCACGAATAGCTCAACAGACAGCAGTACCTCTACTTCTGGTAGCAAAGATACAGCAACAATGTTGAATGAGTTTGCTAAAAAACATGAGCAAGCCTATGTTGAAAGTTGGCGTGTAGGTGGGTTCTTACCTTCTGCGTCTATCATTCAAACTATGATTGAGACTAGCTTCAATGAGAGCGTACCTTCATTCGGTCAGGCTCATAATATGGGTGGGGTTAAAACCTCTAAATTAGAGGACTTCTCAGAAACCATGAAGCTCTATGGTAAGGACGCTGTTGCCTTCTCAGGAGCAGGAACTACCGTTGGAGACAATACAGGTGGTACTTATACCTACTTCAAGAGTTTTGACGCAGGTATCGTAGGTAAAGCTGAGTTCATGGCACGTCAGACGCTCTATGACGGAGCGATTAACAACACGGACGCAAAAGCAGTCTTTAAGGCTATTGCTGACGGTGGTTGGGCGACAGATTCAAGCTATCAAGTCTCACTAAGTAAAATGTACGACCAATACGGAGAACAGCTCAAATGGTTGGACGAAAAAGCTATTGCTAAATATGGTAAGACACCATTTAAGAAAGGCTCTATTGCTGAAAGTAAAGATAAGGCAGTTGGGGCTAAGATGGGCGCTCATAGAGGTACAGCAGTATGTGACGACAGCAACAGCAGTTCTGGTGGAGACGGTTGGCAAAAAGCAGGTGGTTCTACAAGCTACACTTCTAATATGTGGTGGAAAAAGGACGACCTACCCCCTGAAATGAAACAATATGCTCTTGATCCAGAAAGTATTGGATTGAAATGGCGTTCTAAACAGGGTTGGGAAGGAGCTTCTGCTTATATTGCTAGTGGCTATACCGACCAATGTACCACTCTAGCAAGTGCTTGCTTTGGTGCGTTATGGGAAAAAGACGGAAAACCTATGGGCGATTCTCACGGTATGACAGGTAACGGTGTGGAAATGGCGAAACAGGTTGCTTCTAAATTCGGTAAGAGTACAACCAGTACACCGACAAGTGGAGATATTGTTTCTCTACAACCTAATCACGTTGCTATTGTCAGTCACGTTTTCGATAATGGAGATATTCTCATTGTGGAGCAGAATGTACCGAATTACTCAGGTAACGGAGATAGCTTCACTTGGAACTACTCTTATATCACAAAGGCTACTCAAAAAGCAAAAAACTATGAATTTTGGAATCCATCATCAGAGGGCTACAAAGTAACAAGCAAAGCTAAGTCAGTAGGCTAATAAGAAATAGAGGGTTTGCCCCTCTTTTTTTTGCTCTTAGGTCAAAAAAATAATCAAAGAACACAAAAAAATAATAAAGATACTTGACAAAATAATATTTTTGTGATTTAATGATGGCGTAAAGTTAAGAAAGAGTTTTTTAAAAGAAAGAGGACTATTATGTTAAGGAAATTTATTGATTCTGCTATTGCAGGCTTCCTAGTTGTAAGCGCAAAGCGTTCAGGAGACAATTATAAGAAATCACGTCACAGCTCTATTGTGGCTAACAAACCGATTAAGAAAGATTGGAGTAAATGATATGAGAGAGTTATTATCTAAAATTTGGTATTACGGAACATTGCCTATTTGGTGGTTCTTTACCGTTATCACGTCAGACGTACTGACGAAGATTTTTTGGGGTGGAGCGATCATTAGTGGGTTTGTGTTCTTGCTAACCTATAAAACCACTTATGAATGGTTGATATTTTCGTTTATGTGTGTGTGTTGCGCAGGCGCTATGTGGTTCGCAGGTATCTTCTATGGGTTCTTAGGAGAAATCATTGTACGATTGATCCGTATTGTTCAAGGGTGGATTGACGGTGTAGATTATTCAGAGTATGACGCTTAGTAAGTGCAGGAAAGAAAGTCACTCAGATTTTGAGTGGCTTTTTTGTTGTCTAAAGCTATAAAATCAAGATAAATCGTAATTTTGATGGTATAAATACTAGTAAAATAAAAAAACTATGGTATAATTAGGTAATAATAATTATTTGTTTTCGAGGAGGTTATTTTGGAACAAAAATCAAAGATAACGATAGCTCAAAGGTGGATATTGTCAGAGATTACAAAGAATAAAGAAATGACTTTAAAAGACCTGATGAAGATAACTGAGATTAAAGAAACAACGTTGAAGATATATCTTAGTCGTCTAGTTCAGTTAGGGCTGATAGTATCTATTCGTGTAAGTGGGCAAGAAACCATCTACGCTATCAAGGAAGGAAAGAAATCTAATGGCAAAAAAGAAAGTTAAACGAAACAAAGAACAGTACGCAAAAATTGAAAAGAAAGAGAACTTAGTTGAATTAGAGAATGTAGCAGAGCAAGTCGAAGCAAAGCATGGATTTTTATATAAATGTCGCTCCTATCTAGGAAAGGTATTTAATTTAAAAACGAAGCATGGCAAGATTATTGCTTTTGGACTAACAGCTTGGTTGTCAATGGCAGTTGGGTTCGCTTTATCTAACTATGTCTTGTCAGGGAATACGGTAGGTGGAACAGTTGCAACCTATAAAGGGGGCTATATCCAAGGACGGAAGCTGTATGAATACTACAAGAACTCCCTAGAAGGCTCAAACCTAGTCAAGACTACACTCTTGTATCAGACTTTCGGTGCGCTTTATGGCGATAAAATCACAGATGAAGAAATCGAATCTGCAATCCCTAACTATCGTAATGCAGGGCTAAAGACCTTATTTGAAAAGGGAGACAGTACGGAGAGTATCAAAACTCTAGTACGTCAACAACTAGCCTTGCAGTATGGACTAAAAGACAAGATGGAAGTGAGCCAAGAAGAAATGACTGAACGTTGGGAGACCTTCCACCCTAAAATGAAAGTCCAGATGATTATGGTTGCAGATGAAGCGCAAGCGAATGATATTGCAACACAGTTAGGTCAGGGAGTTAAGATTGACAATTTCCTTAAAATGGATCAATCAGGATTGAACGGTCAAACAGCAACTATCAAGTCTAACACAGAGCAACTTTCAAGCGAGGAGCTATCAAAACTCCAAAGCACCAAAGAAGGGGAAGCTACAGTTATTGCAAAAGATAACCTAGCACCAGATGGCTCAATCGTCAAAACATACTATGTTTTTAAAGTGCTAGAAAACCCTGCAAAGGGCGAAAATATGGAAAGTTGGACTGATGAAGTAAAAGAGCTGATTCAGGAAGATAAAGTCCGTATTGGTTTAGGACAGAAACGAGCGTCCGAAGAAGAAATCACAAAGAATACTAAGGCAGTCAAGGGCGCTATCAAGTCCGTATTTAAAGAGCAGGACGTGCGTGTAACTGATCCATACATGAAGAAAGCACTAGCTGATTATCTAGGAGAGTAATAAATGGGTATTTTTAACAAAGCAAGAAAAAAGGTAGAGGGTACGTTTGATGAAGATACCCTAAAGAAAGATGTATCTAGTGGAGCGTTAGAAAAAGGCTCTATCCTTTGGGGCGTAAGAGCTACGGTTATTGGAACAAAGAGTGTCCTGAACGAAGTTATCGGACGGACAGTATCAGTTGCTAACAATGAACGTGATAAGATTATCAACAAGCAAGAACCTCGGAAACCTCATGCTGAACAGGAACAGGAACAAGTCCAGATGGTAGAAACCCCTCAACCTAAAACCTCAGAAATGTCTGAACTAGACGAGTTCGAGGAGTGGAAAAGATTCCAAGCTATGAAGCGTAGAAGGAGTAAATAATGGCAAATGAAGTGCAAGAATACCAACAAGCCCAAAATGATGAATTTGATATCATTCAGATTCCAAAAGGGGATTGGACTGGCGAAAGTTTAAAGCATGGACTTGTCAACTCTTATTTCTACTTTGATATTTTCAAGAATTTAACCAACGGTAAGCCTATTAAAATCTTGTGGGCTGGGTTCTCATTGATGTTAGTCTTTGCTTCAATATTTATGGCAACTCTAGCTTTTCAATGGACTTCTACTATATCAGTATTTACAGGTGTTATTTCTGCATTTTTGGTAGTCATGTCAATGCTTTGGTTGGCGTGGTTGAATATCAAACCTTCTAGCGATACAACCTTATTGGTTGATAGCTTCCGTACCTTCTTTTACTTGATAAAATCAAAACCAAGCCTTAACAACCTACGTTTTAAAGCGCAGGTTAAGGGCAATCAGATTATTTTTGATAACGGTAAAATGTATGGAGAGGTTTATATTGTGGAAGGCGTAGTCAATAAGTCAATGCTATCCAGAGACTTAGTTGCCATCTATACAGACCTAGAAAACCTACTACCAAACTTAGGAGAAGTCACAATGATCCAATCAAGTCAGATTGAGCGTGTTGAATTTACTGGCTTGAAGGAACACTACAGAGAAATCAGACGAAATCCTAACAGTACAAAGCTACAGAAGAAATTGGCTCAAATTAAGAATCGGCGTGTAGTTGATGTCCTGAAGAACGAGTTGACGCAGAAAGAAGTAGTATTCTTTATTGCAAAGAAAGAAGAAGAATTAGAGAGAGGACGACAGTTCTTGAAGAATGGTTCTGAAAAAGGAGTTGTTGCAAGCTATATGCCTATCTCCCAAAGGAACTTAGAAAGGTTATTAGATAGACTATGAAATCTATTGAAAAAGAATATGCCCTAGACTATCTAATCAATGGGCGCTTTAGAAAGTATTTGTATGTGTTTGCTCCCTATGGACGAGGGCTACAAATGCAGGCAGAGGATATTATCAACCTCAAAGGCTTTCCTGTAATATCAGGCTGTACGGTAACAACATGGAACAAGCTCCAACTACTAAAACCAGAAGAATACCGTAAAGAAATGAAAGGTTTAGCCAATCTGGTCAAGGTCAACGATCAAGATTTGCCTGACGGTGGACTTGCAGGAGATATTAAGTGGGCTACGAATCATCACAGCGCTATGTATCTAGCACAACAGTCTGACGATAAAATGTCAGGTGGCTTGTATGTCTGGGAAATTGTTATTACAGCTCTAACAAGAGAGAAGCTAGACCGTCAAGTAGAAGTTATCCTCAACCGTTGGGGTGGCGTTGATAACTATATCAGTAAGAAATACAACCCTATACAGTATTTTGAATTGGTAGATACGGTTGGAACGAATCGCTACAAGCGAGGAGCATTATTTAACCCTCTATTAGTAACTGAAAAAGTAAACACTACTACCCTAGAGAACTATGCGAAGCTATGCTTCTTCCAAAGAACCACTTTACAAGATGAATTGGGAGAAGAATTTGGCTATGACTTTTTAGCCCCTTCTCAAATTGGGGAAGATGGCAACTCTAAATATCCAAAGGTATTGATTGACGCTAAAAACTACCTGAACAAGTTAGGTATTGTAGCGATTCCTAGAGAATCATCACGTTTAGACTATGTTTTTAAGGATATTTACCAAGATGAAGCAGAGACTATTAAGAAACCTCAGTCACTAGCGAGCGTAACAAGTCAACAAGTGGCTAACCAATTCTTGATGGAAGGTAAGAAAGTAGTCCATATTGTCCTAAATGACTTTGACTACTTTAGGCTAGAAACCCCTCATAATCGAGATACGAAACAATTTCAAAATGCGATTATCGAGGAGACGCAGATTATTGATGGTTCACGAATAAGTATCAACCCTCTACAACCTTTTGCGAAAAATAAAACAGAGGAGAAAGAGGAAGAAATCCCTGCTTATGGACGCTCTAAGAAGAAATTCAACACCATTATCCAGACCTTGATTTACTACCAAGGGGAAGATACAGGGATTGTTGATGAAGTCTTTGACGAAATGATGAAAGGTGAAACTCTTTGGGATAATGATAATGACGTAATGGTTGACCGAAGAAACTATCTTCAACAACCTGCAAGCAAATATCCTGCTTTTAACCGTGCGATTACACGTTTTGAAACTAAGGAAGCTAACCTACGCAGGGATATGAAGACTGATGAAGCGAAAGAAGTTGCACGAATTAAAAGGCGCTTGGAGAGTTTCTTAACGAATAATAGGTCGCTCATTGGTTCTAAGACAAGCCTTGAACTAGACGAAAGCAAGGTCAACTACTACATACGTTTAGATAAACTTGACGCTCTACAGAAAAATATTCAAGTCATCAACCTAGTTGACTTTGTGACAGAGTTTTTAGAAGCAGGAGACTTGATTATCATTCATGGCGCAGAGGTTTTAGATGTTCGTACTTATGAGTATCTGGCTGAACAGTTTGAACGTACTTACGATAAGAAAGTACGAGTGTTATTGAGTTATGATGTGACAGATTCATTGAAAGCAAGTACGAAGAAATCTTTAGGTTCATCTAACGTATTTACCCTCACAAACCGTCTCTATGAAGGATTTAATACAGGGGTTGATTGGTCGTTCGTAGGTCGTATGAATGATTCAAGAAATTATGAGAAGCTAGTAAGAGCAGAACTACCAACAACAACTAAGATTGATATTGAGTACGAAGGGGGAGTAGGGCGAGCCTTATTCAATCGTCCTGCAACAAGATCATTTTACCTGATAGGAGTTAAACCAATATGCTAGATAAGAATTTAAAAAGGCTATCTCCTCATATCAACAAAGCTGTAAAAGGTGGCTTTGCCTTCCTGCTGATAGTCTTTACAACCATCTTTATTGCCTTTAATGTGGTAGAAGGACGTAAGGCTATAGGTAACTCACAGACACCGATTGGCGAAAATCTACAATTTGCACGTTCTGGGGCAAATATCACGGTCAAGAACTACTACACAGACAAGAATCAAGACGTGCTGATTGCTACGCTTGAAGTAAAAGAAGGCAATAGCAAACTACCGACTAAAGCAAATGACTATTGGGTAGTGACTACCTCAAATATTGGTGGACGTAGCATACCTACTTACTTTGGACGAATGAATACAGATGGAGACTTTTTCATCATCATACCTTATCCTAAAGAGCAGACCTACACGGTGGCAATCTACAACACTACTACAAGTGGTGGGGATATAAGCTCTAGTGGAGACCAACTAAGCATTGGTTCAGGAACAAATAGTAAAATCGTATCAGATATTACAAGTGACCTATTGAAAAATGTCAACAAAAATCAAGCGCAAGGCGTGAAACAGACAGATATTATCGCCTTGAACATGACCTTGAAATCTGCAATCAAAGATGACAGCAAATATGCTATCACTACACTAGACGTAGATAGCCTTTTGTCAAAAGAAGGCGACACAGTAACGTTTGACTTTAAGAAGTTCTACACGCTTGCCTATCGTGATCTAGTAGTATCTGTAGCAAGAGAAAAAGTAAACACTTATACAGAGGAAATCCAAGCGCTCAATGACAAGCTGAAAGAGGTCAGAGAGACCTTAGACCGAAATCCTAAAGATGAAGTTGCTATCAAGCAACAAGAATCTATCAACGAGAGCCTAGAAACAGCGCAAGACAACCTTGAAAAAGCTAACCAGAACTTGAACGAAGCTAAGAAACGATTTAACTATGATGAAAATACCTTTAGTGACTACACAACGAAGATGTACTCATTGAACCAATAACGACAGAAAGGAGAACTTAATTGGTAACTGTAGGAAAAAAGAAAAAACACCACAAACCAAAAGGAAAGTCCAAAGAAATAGACAATAAGTTTTCTAAAGCAGTCCATGTTAGTAGTTCAGAACGACAACAACTAGTGTTCAACTACGATACCAAGGTTGTTACTTGGAACACCAAGGTAAATCAATACAAGGAAGAACTTGAAAATGGTTCAGGAACAGAAAGTAGCCTGTTCCGTAACGAGCAATTCAAGAAGCTGTTAGATGACTTTAACAATCAGTACAAGGATAGCTTAATCATTCTCCCCCCCTATGACGGAAATTTTAGGGGGCGTGAGAAAGAATTAAGTGCTATCAACGATACGATAGCTAATATTCTTGAACCAACAAGAATTATCCTTGGGAACGCAGGTACAGGTAAAACAACTATTGTCCGTGAAGCGACAAGACGGATCAATTCAGGAGAAATGACAAATAAGATGGGGTACAATCTTGTTTGTGTGGAGCTATCCCTACTAGCTTTGCTAGATGAAGGGGATAGCAAGTTCACAGCAACACTATCTGAAATGATACCTAAAATCCTAGACCTAGAGCAGAAGGCAAGAGAATTTTTAGATGACGAAAACATAAAATTTGTTCTCTTTATTGATGAAGTTCATACTCTTACTAAGGCAGTCCAGAAGGAAAATGGGGAAAGTAATGGTGCAGACGTATTAAAGCGTCATATCAAGCCTGAAATTGGTTCTTTGATTCTCATTGGAGCTACAACGCTTGAAGAATACCGATATTACATTGAAACCAACCAACCATTCAAGGAACGCTTCTCAGAAGTCACGATTCTACAGGACTTTTCAAAAGAGGAAGTAGAAAATATTGCAGTTGCTCATTGGGAGCATTTAATGAAGCTCAGAGGGATAACTAATTCAACGCTATCCAGAGAGCTGATACGCTTTATTATCCGTGTAAATGCTAGAGAAGATTTAATGAGTGCTGAACCACGGAAAACCAAGCAATTTCTACAGAGCTTGGACGCTCACTCCTTCAACGTAGGAGAAACCCCTGACTATCAAATGGTCGTTGATGTCTTTAGGTCGGCTAAAAATATCACAGCAGAGGTTGTTCCTGATATTGAGAGCGCAACAAAGGCAATAGATGAACGAATTAAAGGGCAGTACGCTTCTAAGTATCTCTTGAAACGTGCGTTAGTAGCACGATACGGAAACCTATCTAAGAGTGATAATAGCCCCTTCTTATCGTTACTAGAACTTGGACCGACAGGTGTAGGTAAAACTGAAACAGCTAAAGTTCTTAATGAGTATATCTTTGGTGGGCTTGGTAAAATTGTCTTGCTGAACTGTTCTAACTACGCTTATATCGAGGGTGGAGTTGAAAAATTCCTGAAAGAAGCAGGGGAGCAGGTGGGAGATAGTGAGTTTGCTATCCTTGTTATTGACGAGGTGGAGAAAGCTATCCCTTCCAAGGACAATAAAATCATCAGTTCTTTGCGTGATGTGTTCCTAGACCTCACAGGAGAAGGTATCTTGAAGTACGCTCCACGTTTTGGTGGGGTGGATAGAAAGACCTCACTAGCAAAAGCTATCGTTATCTTTACCTCTAACGCAGGTTATGAAATCTTTGAAGGGAATGACAAGTTCTCAGATAACACCATAACTAAGAACACTCCTGAAAATGAAATCAGACGGATCATGTTCTCAGTAGTCAATGAACTAGAGAGCCATTTGCACCAGAAGTACAACTTTGCAAGAGAGTTCTTTGGACGTTTAGACGCTACACTACCGTTTACGTCCTTAACCGAGGCAGACGCTATCGAGTTGACCGAACTATTCTTGGATAAGTATATCCAGAACGCAAAAGAGCAAGAGAACATACAAATTGAAATTGATGGTAAAATAGAATATAAGAGTACGCTTGTTCGTGGGCTTGATGATGGAGAGGTAAGGGAGTTCTATCCACTTGCTGTTACTTTATCTTCTTACATAGCGAATATGCGTGATAGCTCTAAAGGTGGGGCAAGGCAAGTTCAAAAAGTCTTTAACAACTATCTAAATATGTTGATTGGGGATATTAAGTTGAAGCGTAAAGGGTTTAAAGAATCTAAGACAATCAGGATTTATCCACGCTTGCTTGAACCAGAAACAGGGAATGTTGTTCAGGATAAAGAAGAACAGAAAATGGTTCGCTACGCTCTAAAACCTAATAGAATGGAGGATATAGAGATATTCTATGAGGAGATTTAAGAAAAAACTAGGTAACATACTATTGTTGTCCTGCTTGCTGTTTTCAACAGGGGCAACAGCAATGGTCTCTACCCCTCATGTAGTTTATGCAGATAATAGACCAGCAGAAGTACAGCCCCCTAACAAGGTTAATGATGTTGAGATAAACGAAAAACCAGAGACCTTAAGAGGAGCTATTGCTGACGCAGTTTACTCTAAAGAGGTAGGTGGGGGAGTAAGAAAGTTCTACATACCTTACTTTAATATTGCTAGTGGTTCTCCTGTTCTTGCAGGGGTAACTGGTGGAGAAACAAAATATTATCAACTGACAATAGGCGATCAAGGTAGTAAAGGCGATACGCAAGTAGCCTACTTTTCTTCAACCGAAATTGGCAGTAGTAAAACCTCTAACGCTTTAGCACGTCAAGATGAAGCCTATATGCAGAGCTTCTACAAGGCGAATGATGGGTATTGGTATAAGGAAAAAGAGGGTAAAGACCTAAAAGCCTACTATCCAGTCAAAACTACGTCTCATAACCTGAAAACAGGTGGAGAGTGGCAACAGAAAGACTTTAAAACTGCTGATGAACTGAGTAAGGCTCAGAGTGCTACAATGTATGTCTTTGTTCCTGTTGCTGATATTAAGACAAAGGGAGATAACTTTGACAAGAGCAACAGCTATGCAGTTCGCTCTAACCTTACTAAGAAGCAAGAAAAGAAACAAAGCCAAGCTGACCGTAAGAAATCTCAACAGGACAAACAAAGAGCCTTGGCAGAAGAATTTGCGTCATCATATCCTAACGTGGGAGATAGACCTTCTACAAACACGCTCCTAGCGTACATTATGTACACGAAGGGGGGTTCAGGAGATGACGCTATCAAGGATATTGACCTATCCTATGGGGAAATCAAGTATTATCCTGCTCCTTCAAGTAACGTACTTGTCAATGACGAAGCCTACAAGTCGAACGAAGCAGTCAGAAAGTACGCAGGGAACGGAGAGACCAAAGGGGCTTATATCCCTAACTCAATCAACATGGCAGGTAGTCCACAACCAGAAGGTAAGACACTTGCTAATATGCTAAAAGTTTATGGTGGTTGGGGCTTTATCTCAGTTAGTGCTACAGCAACAGACACGAACTCTACTACAAGTAATGACCTTGGCTCAATGCTTGGGGATATTTGGAGTAATAATAATGGTTGGTTCGGTGTAATCGGAAACGTTATCTTGACTATCCTTGCTCCTGCGCTATGGTTAATAGCAATGATTCTTGACGTGTTCAACTCAGTAGCTAATGCTTTCCTTGGTTTTGTAACAGGGCTTGTCAATATCTTTGGCGATCCAATCGGAATGATTTTCTACAAGGCTAAAGGCGAATCAGGCTCAGATAATTGGCTAGTAAACCTAGCTATCAATATTAAAGATTATATCTTTACTAACGAGACTATCACAGGTTTAGCAGAGACTATCAACACCTACAGGAATTGGATATTCTTGATATGGTTGCTGATTGGCTTCCTATCCCTTATCTATCGAATGACCTTCCGTAAAGGAAAATACGGACAAGCGATTACAAAGTGGTTCTTTAGAATATCTGCACCAGTCGTTATGATTATCCTTGCAGGGATAGTGACAGGCGCTCCATTGATAGGAGAAGCAGGATATAAAACACAAGATGAAGTAAGCGACAAAGAGATAGATATGCTGAAATACGGTGTCGCCTTCAACTTTGACTTGCGAGAAGCCTATAACTTTGCAGGTAAAGATGGCGCTCCTAAGTATCAAGAGCTGATTAACTCTGACGATATTGATATTGCTAGTTGGGGTATGTCATCTAAGCAAATTAAAGACCTCAACCAACGTATCGAAGCTAAACTTGGTTCAGAGCTATCTGCTGATTTAAGTCAACACAATACGCAAGGGGCAACCTTTGATGTGAATACCTATCTAAGTGGTATTGCACAGGCAAGTAAACTAGCTAACGTAAATAGAACAGGGAACTCAGTTGCTTCTAATGACCTTCCTGCTGATTTTGTAAAAAATGGCTACATGAGCTATCGAATCGAAGGAGAGAACAAGGAAAAGACTAAGTTTACTATCTACGGTGCGCCAATGCTGAAACTAAGTGGTGGCTCACAACAATCTGCTGACTTTGTTCCAGTTGGTTATCAATTTGACGGTTATCCTTATATCTTCACTCAAAATGACGCAAGTATCAAGCGTCAAGAGGAAGAAAGCGAGAGCGCAAGTGACGAAAGCAAGTCAACGGAGTACGCTTATCTTTCAGGTACGTCTAACGCAAAAGATCCAAACTATAAGCAACAGTTCTATATTGGATTCTATGGTGTGTATTGGCAAGCAACGCCTGTAACCCTATCTCAACCGTGGACGTATCTATACGGTGCTAACACTAACAATAATGCAATCACAGAACACCCTTCAACCTATATGTATGGGGCAGGGAAATCTACTCAGATTGCAAACCTTAGAAAACAACAAGGTTCTAAACTAGAAGATGACGACAAAGCACCTGAAACTGTAACAGCTCCTCAAATGAGCGAACATGGAACAGGGTACAAGGCAGGCGACCAAAAACTTTATTTCTATTGGAAATATATCAACGCCTACAACCTTGCATTGATAAATAAGTATATGGGTACGAAGTCAGATATGGACGTATCAGACCTTCAACTCTCAAACCAATCTGTAGTGTTCCTTCTTCAATCTCAACTTAAAGAGACTGAGTTGCGTTACTACGCAAGCAACTTGAACCACTCAGATTCAGGTAAAGGTAAGTCAAGTTCTAAGACACCATTCATCTATAACAGATTTATCACTCCTCAAAAATCAGATGATATTTCTTCAATGCAGATAAGTGGGTTCTTTATCACTCTTGCTTACACAATTATCTTGATGACCTACGTTAAGACACTTGCTACAATCAGTATCACAGACTATATTGTAGGACGTTGGAAAGCTATGTTTGCAGGGCTAAAAGGCTCATGGTCGAACGCAGTTTACTACTCAATCCTAACGTGGTTCTGGGGCTTTATCGTTACGTTTATCCCTTCAACGTTCCAGTTTGGGGTAAGTATCATCACAGCAACAGCTAAAGCCTTGAATGATTCGCCTATCGGCATGGCAGGAAGTTTTGGTGTCGGATTCGGTGTACTATGTATAGCTTGGGTATTAACCTACCCATTCGTACAAGTAGCAGACAAGAAAATTTCTTTAATCGTTGGACTAATCTATATGTTTGACGTGATTCGTCTAGCGATCAAGGGTTGGTTATTCGGACGCTACGGTTTAGATAGCATTATTTACCAAAACTCAGGTGGCCTTGGAGCAGGTGCTTTACTAGGACTTGCTACAGGTGGCTTGCTTGGAGCTAAACAAGACCTTCAACAACGCTTGGGCGGTGTCAAGAATGGCTTTGGTAGTGGCAATGATGGACTTGGTGGAACTCCTACCACAGATGAAGATGGGGGAACAGGAACAACAAGCCCTACTGGTACAGATGATACCTACAATCCAGATAGTCCAGATAGTCCAGACGGACAAGAGGTTGAAGGCAACCGTAAAGAGCTTACAGAAGAAGAAAAACAACGTAGTCCTTTGCGTAACAAAGAAGGAGAAGCAGGTGCAGGAGAAACTAAAGATGGTTCTAAGGGAACTCCTAATGGTGGAACTCCTAACGGAACTCCTAAAGGCGCTCCTAAAGGCAAGGGAGTACCAAACCCTACTAAACCTAAAGGTAAGTTAGGTAAACTTGCTTCCGTTGCAGGTAAGGGCGCAGGCGCTTACTATCAAGTGGCTAGAATTGCTACGACAGCAACCATGTCAGCTATCGGTATGAATAACCTTGCTAACAAGACAAACCAAGGCTTCAATACTGTAGGACGTAAGTTCAGTAGTCCTCAAAGTCCTATCAGAAAGGCTATCGGTCAAGGAGCAGATAAGGTCAAAGGCTTTGTAGATAAACGCAGAGCAAATAAACCAAACCCAACAGATAAAGGAACTAAGATTCCAACGACAGGGGAAAAACCAATGCTTCCTCAACGTGAAGGTAAGATGAAGCCTACAATCGTCAGTCAAGAACGTCCTTCTCAAACCTCAGTTGTCAAGGACGATTCTTCCTCAACAGTAACAAATATCACTCGTAAAGAGGGTATGAAACCAATTAAAAAGCCTGTACGCTATCCTAAGAAAAGGAAAAAGAAAAAGAGAAAGTAAACACAGACTTTTAACGATATGATATAATTAAACTATAAGCAATACGCTGAAAAAAGAAAGGTAATTAACTATGTTTACAAAACTACAACTACTAACTACATTTGATCCAAGTTTGAAAAATCAACTGAACAATATCAAAAACAAAACACAAATTGTCGAAGCAGGAAAAGAAACTCAAAAAGATTTTGTCGGCATGACTCAATTTGGCTTGTTTGTAATTATTCTTATTGCAATTATTATGGGCTTCCATTATTTAAGAAAACATGATTGGAAAAAGGCGCTGTTCTCCCTTGCTACAATAATTCTTGCAGGTATCTTTGGTTGGCTTATCCTTCCTACTCTGATTTAAGACGCAAAGAAAAAGAGAAGTTTTCGGCTTCTCTTTTTTATTTTAAAAAACTAGCAAAAAAACTACAAAAAATACTAGCAAAAATAAAAACAATGTGATATAATGTAATCACAATAAAAAAGTAAGGGGAAATTATGGTGGCTAAAGACCTGATAGTGTACGGTTGGAAAGTACCACGAGAACTTGTGGACGAATTTAACCGTGTCAAAGAAGAAGAAGGGTTCAAGACCAACACAAAGACTTTGGACTTTATTATTCGTGACTACTTTAAAAAATAAAAAAAGGAGATTTTCTTATGAAGAAAACTTTAACACTTGCTTGCGCAGTGGCATTACTTTCGGTAGCAAACACTACCGTAGCTTTCGCTGATGATGTCATCAGTCCAGACGCAGTTGCAACAGCAACAGAAGCACCAAAGGAAACTAACGTTCCAAGCGCTGACGCAGTTGACACAGGAAACACAGGTACAGAAACACCTGCTGTTCCAGAAATTCCAGTTGTTCCTATCGCAGATGAAAAACCAGTAGAAAAACCTGCTGAACCAGAAAAACCTGCAACTACGGAAGCACCTGCTACAACAGAAACACCAGTTGTTCCAGAAGTGCCTTCAACTACTGAAACACCTTCTACAACTACAGAGCCTTCAACAGAAGCACCTGCTGTTCCAGAAGTGCCATCTACTACAGAAACACCTTCTACAACAACAGACAAGGCAGATGACAAGAAACCTGCTGATGACAAAAAACTTGCTGATGACAAGAAGGACAATACCAACTTGCCAATCGTTGATCCAACTACAACAGACGCAAAACCAGTCGAAACTGACAAAGGAACTGTAGCCTCTACAGATAACGGAAAAGTTATCGTTAAAAATGACGCAGGGGAAGAACAAACCTTTGCTCCAGAAGAACTTGGTGGTAAAGTCGAAAAAGACGGTACAGTTACCGTTAAAGAAAAAGACGGTAAATTGACACGCCTTCCAAACACAGGTTTAGAAGAAAGTGCGTCAATGCTTATCGCAGGACTAACTACTTTGTTCTCAGGCGTTGGACTTTTGAAACGCAAAAAGGACTAACACTATCTAAATACCTCTTTCATAACAAATTACAAGGAAAGGCAAGCAGAAATGTTTGTCTTTTTTTATTTTTGGGTTGTAATTATAGTAAATGCGTGATATAATGCTTAATAAGGTGTGGGTAAGATAGTTGCGTGTCTTACTTAAACTCCTGAAATATTCTCAATCGAGAAAAACTTAATTTCTTTATATACGGTAGGATAGTTTGTTGCGATTCTCTCCTACCGTATTTTGTTTTAAACGAATCAATAAAGTGATATAATAGTTATACAAAATGTAGTAAGAGGGGGTGGGAACATGAAGTCTAAACGAGATATTTATAAATCAATGGCTAAAGAGCTTGGCTACAGTAATGTTCGCTCAAAAGAAGCAGTAGAGTATATCTTTGATAAAATCTCAGAGTTTTTAGCAGATGGCGAAAAAGTCCAGTTGCTTGGCTTTGGTAATTTTGAAGTACGAGAACGTGCAGAGCGTAAAGGACGAAATCCACAGACAGGGAAAGAACTCACGATTAAAGCTAAAAAAGCTCCTGTTTTTAAGTCAGGAACAGCTTTGAAAAAGCTAGTCAATAAATAAGAGACCAGAGGAAGTCTATGAGAAATCATAGGCTTTTTTATTTTATTTGTTGACAGGGGGAAAGAAAGAGTGTATAATATAAACATAAAACCGAAGAAAGGCTTTAAGGAGAATGATTTTAAGAGAGGAAGAAGTGATAGAACTCCGTCCTTGGCAAAAGTCGGCTCTAGTTCGCAGTAGAAGGGAGATAGACGGTATTTTCCTTGAAGCACTAGGTGGACGTGGCAAGACAATCGCAACAATGGCGATCATTCAGGAGAAGAAGGCAGAGCGTGTTTTAATCTTGAATAACAAGACAGCAATACTCAACGGTTGGGAGAAGGACGCTCAGGAGCTAAATTTGGGCTATCCTGTAGCGTTTACGGTCAAAACCGATAAATGGTTAAGGTCAAAGGCAAACGCTCTTAGAGAAGCCGAGAAGGGGCTTAAAACGCTTCGTAAAAAAATAGGGGTACGAAAACTCTATAGACAGAATCCAAAGTATGTAGAATTGCACGAAAACGTGAAGCAGTTGAGAGCAGAATTGGACTATGATGTACTTGTCATAGATGAATGGCAGGATATGTGTAGCAATCAGACCTGTAAGGACTATCTCCATATCCAGAGAAAGTACACTATCGGCTTATCTGCAACACCTATCAGACGTAAAGGGGAGAACTTTTACCCCCTTGAAAAGACCTTCTTCAAGACGCAAGAACCATCAAATAGACAAGAATGGCTCTTAAAGTGGGGAACACTAGTCTATGATTCTTATTCTGCAATGAAAGCAAAGTGGAAGGATTTTGCAGACTACGAGAGCTATATTGCTCAACTAGATAACCGTGGCAATTTTATGTGTTGCGAGGAGATCGAGAACGTAGAGCAAGCTGTATTAAACAATGGCTTTGCAAAGGAACTTTACCTAAAGCGTGTTTCTATCCCTGAGAAGAATAAAGAGAAGCTGAAAAGTTTTAGAAAGTTCAATGTCTTAGGAGTAGATGGCGATTATGTCATGGGGAAAGGCTCTATGTCTAACAAGCATACAGAACGCCTGCTTAAACAAGCAGAGGTAGTCATTGAAGATGGCAAGCTGACCGTAGATGACACTAAAATTAGTCCTGTAATGGAAATGGCAGGGGGAATGTTAGAGAGGTCATTCAATCGAAAAGAGGGGCTGACAGGTGGCGTGGTTGTCGTTTGTGAAAGTAAAAGAGTAGCAAGGGCAATGTATGAACACTTTAAAGGCAATTCTCTAGGCTTATGGACTGGCGACAAGCAGATAGACCACTTGAACAGCGCTAACTTAATTGCTACAGCAAAAGTCATGGGAACTGGTGTAGATGGCTTGCAGTATCGTTTTGACACTATGATTGTACTTGATCCAAAACAAGAAGGTAGTGGAGAGTACAACGACTATAGACAGTTACAATGGCGTATCTCAGGAGCAAGGCAACAACACAGAGTGAATATTGTTGAAGCTGTCTATATAGAGGGGTAAATTATGAAGATAAAAGAGATAGTTCAAAGAATTTTTAAGAAGGAAGCAAAAGTACATATTCTTCTTGATATTGATGGGGTACTTAACCCCAATAAAGAACCTATTGGAGAATACAAAATTATTTCACACCCTTGGGGAAGATGGACTGTAAGGACAGATGTTTTGGATTGGGTAAAAGAACTTTCAAGCATGGATACTGTTCAAGTCCATTGGGTTTCAACTTGGGAAGAAGAAAGCAACGCTATCAATAAGTATCTAAAAATTAAGGAGTTCCCTTACTTTAGAGTTAATGGAATGGTAGTAGAAGGGAAATTAAAAGCAATTAAGGAACAACTGGCGACAGTAAAAGGGAAAACAATTATTGCAATAGATGATGATTTGAACAGAAGTCAGTTACTATCTTTAACAGAGGAACAGAATGTTAATGAGTTGAGACTAGAACTTACTAACCTTGCTTATCAAAATCACAATGATTTTCATGTAATAGTTCCTGATAAAAATATTGGAATAAGTTACGAGGAAATGAAATTTGTTGGGGAAATTATAAGGCAGGAGTTATCAAAAAGATAGCTATTTGAATTTTTCAGAGGAACGGTGTATAATATAAACATGGGTAAAAGACAAGATATGGTTGTATCTCGCTTGTATGAGCTAGTCAAACCAACCTCAAAGCCCAGAATACCAATGGCAGTATCTTTGAGCCGATATAGTGGGCTAGACGTTGAGCAGGTAAAAGATATAGCCATAGAAATCAATAAAGCACGCAGGATAGATAGCTTACCCAACTACCGAATGGTAAGTATCTTGCTACGAGTGCTTCCTGATGAAGATATACGGTATATCCTGAAATTGAATCGAGAAGCAAGGTATGGGAATGAACAGAGAACTCCTGATGAAATGCTTGCGATTAGTATTTTTAGGAAAAGAATTAGTGAGCAGTTTAAACAGACCAGAAACAACGTCTTTTCAGAACTGGTAAAAAAACACGCTGATCTAAATATCGTTCCTTGCGAACCGATATTAGACGAGCTAGAGGACTATTTTAACGATAGTGAAATACTAATTCTTAAAATGGTAGCAAGAGGGTACAACCCTAAAATAGAGGACGCAACAAACACTATAAGTCTGCTGAGTGCAGAACATAGACAACTTATGAGAGAAAACAGAAAGAAAGAAAGAGACAGGTTACTATATGAGTACGAACACAAAAACGAGCTATAAATATGCTCATGTTACTAGACGATATTTGAGACGGAACTATCAAAAAGTTCTTGAAATCCAACGCAGATACCGAGAAGCACACCCAGAACTAGTCCGTGAATGGCATAGAGAAGCGCAACGTAGGTTCTATCTGAAAAATAAGGATAAACCAGAGTATCAAGCAACTAAATACTACAGCAATCAGAAATCTAGCTTCAAGCGTTATGTGTTGAATCACGCAGAGCAGGGAGAATTGAACCTTTTCCTATCAATCCTAGAAGCTAAGAAGAAGAATGAAGCAGTCAAACGCCCTGTACTGATTGCCCTAGATGATAAAGAAGTTCAAAAAATGCGAACGATAGCTTACCGTTTTATTTGCCTGAACGTAGAAGCAAAAGACTATAAGCAGGTTGAAGGCTTTATCCATGAAGCGCTAGAAGGACTAGAATAGCAAAGTATGAAGTTCAAGCTCTTATTGTTACTAGTCAACGCAGGGGCTATGTATTTTGTTTATATACATGATCGTCCAGATAGAACCTTACTTGGGCTATCTATCTTATTTTGCACCTACATTTATCTGTTTGTCAGGTATTTATTCTGCAAACCACAGAAAAACGCAAAGAGGAAATAACCTCATGGAAGCCTTTATAGGCTTCTTTTTTTGTAAATGAGCCTGTTCACTAAAGCAAGAAAAAAAGAGTTATACTAGAGATACATATAAAAAAACAAAGGAGAAGCATAATGGCTTTTGAAACAATACTTGAATTTGGGGAAGGCAACCGTTACAAAGTAAAATTTGAAGTTGGGAACATTGATACCTCAACCGTAGATGATGTCGAGCTAGACGAAGAAATCGATAGTTTACAAAAAGAGGACGAGAATGTTTATTCTTTTAATGTTCGAGAACTTTATAGTGCAGAGGGCGAACATGAAGTATTAGAGTGGCATGACGACTACAGAGGTGGTGGCTTTAACGGTGGTGGCTTTGACCTAGAACGAGTAGAGCGTTGGAGTTGTGACTACAGCGTAGATAGATATTAGACTATCGCCTTGATTGACGGAGAATTATCAGTCGAAAACGAAGGCGATTACGGAGATATGGAATTTGACAACGAATATTTCCCAGAAGGATTGGAGATTGATGATGTTGATTATGATTTTGAGACAGACGCTAAATATGATGTCCTGATTACCTATGAAAAGCTAGAGAATGAGACAAAGACAACTAATTCAATTACCTTAGATTGTCATGATATGGATAGTGGTTCTAGCTATGGAACAGGGATTGATACTCCTGACGTGGAATTAAGTGACGCAGACCTAGAAAAACTTGCTGAATGGTATGTGAAAAACTATGGCAATGATTCAGTAACAGTTGAGGACGTGAAAAATCATGAATACGATAACGAAATCAAGGAAATTATTGAACAAGCTATCCTAGACAATGCAACCGTCTATGATGAAAAAGCAAGAAAATACTACAACCAGACTACTAGATTATATTATGTAGCCTATTCTGCAAAGGTAAATTGCTCTTTTGAACTAAATGGCATGAACTTTAATATCAACTATGATGAAATTGAGCGACACTTTGCTTTAAATAATCGTTTAGATGATTATTCTAAAGTCCTAGAGCTAGTTGAAAAAGACGAGCTAGACAACCTATTTTCTGATAGCGACAAGGACGAGTTAGAGCGAGTGAAAGTGGAAATTAAAGAAAACTACTACTCAGTCGCAAGCGTTCCTGTAGAAGTTGATTGGGAATTGTGTAAAGGCTACGCAAAAGAATCAGGCGTATCTGATGAATACCTAACAGAAGCTAACCTAAATCGTGCTTTGGAGATTGCTTTGCAGAATATTGCACTTGATTACACTAACGCAGGAGATTGTTTTGTCCTTATTAAAGACAATTTGATCCATATTGGAACGAATATTGCAGAATATGAAGCTACAGCAGAAGAAGATATTGAAACCATTAGCAAATTAACCCTAGAGGAAGATGAATTAGGTATTTTACGCTTGTATGTATCAGGAGAAATGCAAGACGAGTTGAGCAAAGCTAGTGAATACAAAGAAGTTATTACACGAATTTGGAGTTATGTAACATGGTTTAAGCAAGAAAAAGTAAAAGCAGATACCTATATTCAAGAAATCAATGCAAAAATCAAGAATATCCTACCTAGTCTGATGGAGCGTATCTTAAATCTTTCAGAGGTTGATAAAAACAAAGAGTGGATTGTTAAGAAACTAGGGCTTGCAAAAGAGTTAGAACAAACAGTAGGTAGTTATTTAAGTGCTAAACGAGAAATGCGCCATGCACTAGAAGATGATAGCTTAAAAAAATTGAAGGTTGACACGACAGCTCTTGATTTACTCAACCTAGACGCTTTAACAGGTAGCTCTTTAAGAGCAGGTGTTGGATTATTGACAGCAGTTTTAGGAGACTTGCAAGTAGGGAAATCATCATTTTCTATGTTGCAGGTGGCAGAAATTAGTTTTGAAGAATCGTTGAAAATGGAATCAGGAACTTGCTCATTGGTTCTTAGAGAAATCCGTTCAAGTCTTGAAAAACTACTTAGTGAACATAGCGACAATGAAAAGATGGCGCAGGAAATAGAAGAAGCACTAGCGCTTACTAAACAACCGAAAGTGGCTACAGCAGAAGAAGAAATGGTATCTGCTTGGAATAAATATATCGGTTTGAAGATGGAAGGGAAGGAATAACCATGAGAGAAACTATTGAAGATTTTTTGACAGAAACAAAGAAACTTTCAGATGACACTATCCTTGGAGAAAAGATAGGTACGGAATTTTATTGGAAGTATGGCAGGGCAACAAAACGCTTTTGGAATTGGTATTTTGATAGCGATTGTGTAGTGACTATGAAACACCTACGCTATCTTGCTAACTTGGAATTGAAGCTCCTAGACAAAGAATAAGGATATAACTCCCAGAGGAACGGCTCCTTTGGGGGTTTATTTTTAGACAACATAAAAAAATAATAAAGAAATACAAAAAAATAATCAAAATATCATAAAAGTGTTGACAAAACATTAAAAAGGTGTATAATATAAATATAAAAACAATAGTTCATCAAGGAGAACAGAATGATTAAATCAGTAAAACGCTATATCAAACGCAACCCCTACCAAGCAGGGCTTATCGCTTATAACGTAGGTGTATTTGCGTGGCTACAGACAAATGCAATCACTTTGCTAGGGAAACATAATGTGACTATCCCTCCTTTCCTACAGTCTTTTAGCGCAGAAGCGCTACGCTTTATTAGCAACTATACGCCTATCTCATGGCTTATTGGCTCAATGCTTTTAGCTTGGGTGTTTAAAGCTGTAGATACGGTTGTGAAATGGATCATCACTATTGCCCTTGTCTTTGTAGCTTACTACTTGCTGAAAAGCTACGGAATTGCTATCTTTGGCTAGAATTGGAGTAAATCATGCTTACTAGAGAACAATGGAAATGTTTAAATGCTTTGGAGCATTACTTAAAGCAACAAGGGGTTGCCCTTGATAGTGTGGCAGAAGAAGATATTGAAATAGACGAATCTGCAAAAGTCTATGTTTTCTTAGAAGCAAATATAGAAGGAGTTGAAATCGTTAAGGAGAACATGAGGTATTTTGTTCCACTACTAGAATATAATGGTGAAGTGGATTATTTTCTCCAATGGATTGAAGCAAGGTTCAGTTGTGATAAGTTCACTTGGAAAGATAAAGAGTATTATATCCTCATTGAGAAGGAAGATGACTAATGGATATTAGAAAGTTTAATGAAAAGTACAAGTTGAAGATAACAGACGTGGCAGGAGACTTTTTTGGGAAAAAGCATTACTACCACTTTGATAGTTGGGAAGAAGTCCAGTTCTTTCTTCCCTTTGGCTATACAGAAGGCAAAAGACAGATTGAAGTCACAGAGACAGTCCTTGCTCCTGATGGTTTACAGACCTTTAGTAGAAGCAAGGTTAAAACCTATGATATAGGCGAGTTGACCTTCCTAGAACAAGTGAACAATGTCCTTGGGCTGTTTGGAGAAGAACTAGTCGTATCAGACAATACGGAGCAGTTTGGAGTTTTGTTGATTGACCTTCCTTCTAAACTTATGAAATATACCTATGTTGCTAAAAGGGTTATTGTAGGGCATACCTACTACTCAGTTCTCAGTTGTGATGATATAACCTTTATTGCAGAAGAAGGCAGTAGAGCAGTATTCACTCAGGAAGAAGTAGAGAATGATCCAATCCTTAGACGGTATTATTTCAAAGCGCTAAAGGGTATTAACTGATGAAAGATTTTGATTGGGTTATCGGAAAACGAGTGGGCGAGCTGACTATACTTAGTTATACGCCCCCTTTAAAAGAGCTACGACACCAAAGAAATTGTATTTGTCTATGCAGTTGTGGAAAGCAGGTCGAAAAAAGATTAAGTCGTGTTTTAGGAGAGGAAGTGAAGTCTTGTGGGCATTTACGCTCCCTATCAGGGGAAATTCATTCTGTAAACCTAGACCAGTTCAAAGGTTATGATACTAGAACGAGCAAAGACAAGGCTATGTCTAACTCAAAAACAGGGATAAGGAATATAGCTAAGTCTGAAAATGGAGACGGATATAGGGTGTATCTCAGAAGGCGTGGCAAACAGTATCGCAAGAGAGCTAAAACCCTTGCAGAAGCTCTACTAGTCAAGAAAGAATTGATTAAACAGGCTGAGAGGGATTTTGGCGAGGTTATCTATAAATACTAGAACAGAATAAAGAAAAAGTCCTGCTAAAAAGTTAGGACTTTTTTTAATAAAATAGATAAAAACTATTGACAAAGTATAGGGATAAGTGTATAATATAAGCATAAAGAAATTAAGGGGGGAAACCTAATGGAATCAGTCGCAAAGACTAACAAAAACGCAACCACTACGACTACTAAAAAGTCGTCTGCAACAAAGAAAGAACCATCTAAGGTAACGAAGATGAAAAAAGATGACAAACAAGAGTTTGAAACAATCGAAGCACTCTTGATCCACGTCCAGTCTCAATTAAGGGTTGAGAAGGATATTGAAAATGGCTTTGGTGGCTTTACTTACTACACCATTGACAATATGTTGAAACAAATCCGTTCGGCATTGATTGAACACGGAGCTTTTGGACGCTTTTCAACAACCATTGAACAAAAGGGAGAGCGTTATTACGTTCAAGCTAGTTTTAAGGTAAGCTACAAAGGACAAACCTTTGAAGAAGTAGCAGAAATCCGTGAGCCAGTCACAAAACCTAAGATGGACGATAGCCAAGTTACACGTTCGGCTACAACGCAAGCGAAGAAAACCTTGCTTGAAAATATCTTTATGGTATTTGACGGTGTAGAACCAGATAGCGCCAACAACAATGACTATCAACACCAGACAGATAGTGAAGTTGCTGAACAACACAGTAACGGAGTTCAGATGACTTTGAACCTCATTGAACACGCTAAGACGCTTGGGGAGTTTGCTCCTAGTCAAGAGCAAGTCGAAAAATGGACTGAAATGGCTCACAACAATCCGAAGGAAGCATACAAAGAAGTTATGACCTTTGGCAGAAATGCACAAGCAAAAATGGTAGAAAGCAAAGGAGAATAAACTATGTCAATTAACAATGTAGTCCTAGTAGGACGTATGACAAAAGACGCAGAATTGCGTTATACACCCTCAAATGTTGCAGTAGCAACTCTTACTCTTGCAGTAAATCGTCCATTTAAGAACCAAAATGGCGAACACGAAGCTGGCTTTATCAATGTTGTTATTTGGCGACAACAAGCTGAAAACCTTGCAAATTGGGCTAAAAAAGGAGCGCAGATTGGAATTACTGGTCGTATTCAAACACGAAGCTACGACAACCAACAAGGGCAACGTGTCTATGTAACGGAAGTTGTCGCTGAAACTTTCCAACTCCTAGAAAGTCGCTCAGTTCGTGAAGGTAAAGGACAAGGGCAAGGTGGATATTCTGCACCAAGCAACCAAGCGTCAACGCAACCTACTCCTGACTTTTCAAGACAAGAAAATCCTTTCGGACAAACAAATCCATTGGATATTTCAGATGATGATTTACCGTTTTAATTAAGAGAAAACCCTTGACTTTAAACAGTTCAAGGGCTTTCCTTTAAAGTATTTTAGGGGGGCATTATGAAACTACGTTATGCTATCTGGGAGCGATTAAAAAAGGCAAAAGAGGAGAAGGGGCTGACCTACCGTGAGTTATCAGAACGGACAGGTATCAGTCAGACAGCTCTTACAACCTTATTCTCAGTAAAACCAAATTGCACAGTTGGAAGAATTATCACTATAAGCAAGGTTTTGAATAGAGACTTAGCCTACGCTTTTGGAGAGGAAGTAGGGAAAATCCTTATCTATCCAGAGACAGAGAGAGAAGCGATCAACAACTTTTGGAAACAGATTGATTCTTATTACCTGAACCCTAAAGGGCGTAAGCACTACTCACGGAAGAAAGTGTATCAGTCAATGGGTAAGGCTTATTACAGGGCAGTAGGAGAGGATAATATCCATCTATCGCTTGACGTGTTGGAGAAATTCTCTAATCACTTGAAGATAAGTCCTTTGAACCTAGTCTCAAAAACCTATAGCTTGGGTGGGCGATTACACTTTAGGAAGCAAAATAGCCTAGTCTATCTACACTTACAGGACGGAAAGAAAGACGTAGCAACCTATATGCTTGATGGCGACAATGCACGTTATAAAGTCGAAGATTGGCTAATGGGTATGCTTGCAGGAACAGGTGGACGAGTGCTGACCTTGACGGATATTAACGACAAGCAAAGTCAAATTTGCCTAGAGTGGGGCAACAGTCTTATTCTACGCCTAGAAAACAACGGTCAGGAGCTTTATTCTTACAAGTCAGAAAAAGATAAGGCAAATGAACTACTAACTAAAATAAGCAGGAAGGAAAAAGGTTACGATTCATACTTGAACCTTTTAGAAGAAAAAGAAAATGGATAAACCAATTCTGACACCAGACACTTACTATGACGACAACTACTACATGAGTACGTCACGCTTCAAAAATTACATTGATTGCGAAGCTAAAGCCCTTGCTATTGACAATGGAGCTTGGGAAGAAGAAAAAACACCTATCCAGTTGGTCGTAGGAAACTACGTTCATAGCTATTTTGAATCGCCAGAGGAACACCAGAAATTTCTTGAAGAATACTATAGCTATATCTACAAAGAACCAACTAAGGCTGATGTCGTAAGCGCCCTTGAAGAAGCAGGCATACCTTATGACAAGAAGCTGAAAGTTGATGACTTGCGAGCTTTTGCAAGAGCTAACAATATCTTTGTAACAGGAGAGAAGAAGTCCGACTTTATCAATGCTGACAAAGTTATCCAAGCTCTGAAAGATGAACCAGTTTTCCAAGACTACTACGAAGGTAAGGAAGGCGATTGGGTGGAAAAGGAAATGATCCTGACAGGGGAGCTTGAAGGTTTGCCATTTAAGGGTAAGGTTGATAGTATCAACTTGACACAGCAATATTTTGTTGACCTGAAAACCATGCGTAGCATTGCGCAGGAAACATGGTCGCCAACCTTGCACCAACGAGTACCACAGATGATATATAACGTCTATGAGTACAAGTACCACTTGCAAATGTTTATCTACCAGAAGTTGTTAGAGCAAATGGATTGTCCGTTCTTTACGCCTTACATGGTAGCAGTCTCAAAAGAGGAAATCCCTGATAAAGAAGTCATTGTCTTTGATGATGAAATTCTTGAAATAGGCGAAGCAGTCTTTTACGCTCATGTCAACCGTGTTAAGGAAGTTGTTAGTGGCTTAGTACCCCCTACTCATTGTGGGGAGTGTGATTACTGTAAGACGATTAAACACCTTGAACACCCTGCACTAACACTAGCGCAGTATATCGAGGGAGAAAGTAAGAAAAAACTTGACAAAATCGCAAGGTTTTAGGCTTATTGAAGAAGCGAGGGATAGAAGATGAAAGAAGAAAATAGCAAGCTAGTAGTTACTATCATTGTACTTGCGTCTCTACTACTTTCTATGTATCTATCTGCTGTTGTGGTAGCTGTTGTAAAGGACGTATCAGTTATAACAGTTATCCATAATTGGCAGTCGTGGACGCTTGACTTTTTGAAAAGCCTGATTGAGTAGAAAGGAATAAAAATTTATGTTTATAGTTGAGTTGCTTGCTGTAGCTTTTTTAGTGGGTTTCTTTGCAATCCCTGTTTATTGGGGTTCACAGATTGATAAGACCAATTTACAAATAGAAATTATGCGTCGTCAAAAGGATTTAGGAAAGCCTATTTTTGATGATATTGACTTTGAGAAGTACCGTTCAATCAAAGAACTATCACGTTTGAACGAGGAGCTAAAGAGCCTACAAAGAATAGAAAAGGCTAAAGAGGGGAGCTTACCGTGGTATGAAGGCGTGACACCAGTTCGTGGGAAAGTTGCGCAGGAGCAGAAGTTTGAGTACGTTGATTTTGAAGAACCACAGGAAGCTCTTATCCCTCTTAATTGGGATTTATCTATCGTGGAGCAAGGGAAAGTTGATGTTGATAGAAAGAAACGTGACAGACGTATTCAGGAAGTCAATAGGCTTGAAGAAAAGGTTGACAGTTACTTTAAAAATTGTTTTGGAAGAAATGTGATCGAGGGATTCAATACTAAAATCTCTTGGGGAGAAGCTGAGTTCTTTATTAAACTAGCACTTAAACGTGGCTCTATTGAAGAATACGCCTTGGAAGCCATAAAAGGAGATTTGGAGAGCATTTTTCAGACTAGTTCCTTAGAAGTAACAGGATATGAAAATATTATCCGTATCACTTTTAAAACAAGTGAAATTGAGTTCCCAAGCCCTCACTATATGTTCTCAAAATTTGCAAGCGAAGGTGTACCTAAGACACCCCTAACAATCATGGCAGGGATTGATAAAGAGGGTAGAGTAAGACAGTATGACCTTGCTATGGCAGGTGGAGTTCTGGTTTGTGGTAAAGTTGGAAGTGGCAAAAGCAACTTTGTAAGACAAACTCTTTCCTCAATCATGCTACATAGTACGCCAGATGAAGCTAAGTTTGTAGTTTATAACCCTTATGTCGATATGGAGTTCAACTATCTCAAAGGCAGTCCGTATCTTTACACGGATTTACTAAGCAAAGAAGAAGAAACACTTAATGTCCTAGCAGAGCTGAAAAGCGAGATTGACCGTAGATGGAAGCTGTTTTCAGAGCGTGAAGTCTGTAACATTAGTGATTTTAACTCTATTGCTGATGAAAAAGAGAAATTGCCTTATCTGCTAGTAACATTGATGGAAGCTGAGAGCTTGCTGTATAATAAGTATGATGAAGTGATTGAACTCTTGGTATCTTTGACAACTAGAGGACGAGCTACAGGAGTGATCCTTTTGGAAACAACATATAACGCTAGAGCAGATATTGTTCCACAACGCTTGAAAGCCAATTTGCCGTGTGTGATTGCTTATAGTCTAGGCAATTCTGTTGAAAGCATGGTTGCTATTGGAACAGTAGGAGCAGAACGCTTGCTAGTATCAGAGTGTCTGATAAAATGGATTGATAGCCCAGAGCCTACCAAGATTAAAACCCCTTATATCAACGATACAGATATAGCTAAGATGGTTGATTCAACAACCAAGAAATTTTCGCAGTAAAGACAAAATAAAAGCCCCTACGACTAAGCAGGGGGCTTTTTGTATGAGAGCTAAAATCAAACCCCCTCTTGCGAGGGGTGGAGAACTTATAAGAAAGTTCAAAGAATAGTACGAAGCTATTATAACACTAACAAGCAACTCCTGACAAGTTTTTTAAGAAAATAGTTGACAGGGGATATAAAAGAGTGTATAATATAAACATAATTAAAAAAGAAAGCAGGATTTAAAATGCGAGTATCAATTTGTTACGCAACCATGATTAAGGACGGAAAACCATTCGTCTATGAGCTTGAACGTGAGGACTACTCATTGTTTGATTTTGACAAGGAATTTCAGAAGATTGCTAAACAACGTGGTTGGCAATATGTAGAATGTGGAACTACACCACTTTTGTAGAATGATTGCAGGGAGAACTATGAGAAAGAAGAATATTTTTAAACTACTGACCGTAGCAACAGCAATGTTGCTCTTGGTCGGTTGTAAGGACGTTCAGAAGATTGCTGACAAGAAAGAAAGTCAGACAACAGAAGTAGCGCAGGTAGAACAGGGTTCAGTCCAAACTTGGAGCATTGATAAGTACCCTAACTACTACACAGTAGATGGTAAGAGTGGTATCAATCCATCAGACTTTCCAGAAGCAGGTAAAATCCAGTATGGAGAGTTAGACAAGCTAGGACGTACCACAGAAGCTAAAGGCTCACTCACGTTTAAGAACGTAGAAGGCTCTTATGGAGTACGCCAGAAGTTTTCTAAGGACGCTGATCCAAGTGGTTGGGGTGTTCAGGATAAGGTAAAAATCCCTTACTCCAACGGTAAGCACTACAAAGGGTTCTTTTGGAATCGTAGTCATCTAATCGGAGACGCTTTAGGGGGAGACGCTATCCGTCAAAACGTAGTAACAGGAACACGAACTCAAAACGTGGGAGAGGACGCTAAAGGTGGTATGCGCTATAGCGAGATTAAGGCGCAGGAGTGGTTAGAAGCAAACCATGACGGAACACTTTACTACGGAGCAAAGCCAGTCTATGAGGGGAACGAACTAGTACCACGGACTGTTATTGTATCTATGCTATCGTCAGACGGAACGATTGACGAAAAGGTTATTGTTTTTAATAGCGCTAACGGTTTTGAAATCAACTACGCAGACGGAACTTTTAAAGAGACAAAATAGCAGGGGTGTATTATGAACGCAGTTTTTGAATGTATAGCCAAGTGGGAAACAGCCAACCATATCCACGCTTGGTTTGTTAGGAATGTTCAAGGTGGCACAGATGATTGTTCATATTATTTAGTAACGGAAGATCAATTTTTGGAGCTAAAAGAGACTTGTGAAAAAGTATTAGCTTTAAAACCGTTCTCTATTGATGAAAATTCAGACCTTTTCTATGTTGGTGCTTCTACACTAATTGATAATGGAGTTATCACTAAGGCAGATTATGAAGAATTGAAAGCAAAACTAGAAGAAATTATGCCAACGCAGGAAGGATACTTCTTTGGTGGCACAGATTATAGTGCATACTACTTTCAAACAGTAGAAGAAACGCTAGAAATCGCCAATAAAGTCCTTGAAAATGGAGATTTTGATAAAGAGGTATATCTATATCATTCTGCATGGTAAAACACTAACTCCTACCCCTGCTCCAACGCAACGAGCAGGGGAAAAGGAGTGATGATATAACCACTTTATAAAGAGATAGGTAAGAGTTTCATAAATAATCTCCTTTATATATGCTGAAACACATAAAATCCGTACCGAATTCCCTATCTCCCTATAAGGTGGTTAGCAATAACCAAAAACAAAAAGGAGAATCGCAAAATGTATCTAGGGCAACTACTAGCCTATCCTATATGGCTATATATAGGAATAAGCGTGATCGCTATTGTGCGCAACGCTTGGAAAAATATGGAAGAATAGCAAGCGCTACTTCTTCTTTTTATTTGCAACACAAAAAATTACAAAATAAACACAAAAAAATAATCAAAAAGTGTTGACAAAGGTTAAAAAAGAGTGTATAATATAATCATAAAGAAATTAAGAAAAGAAAGCTAGTTGGTAGTTTTTTAAAGGGATAGGGAAAGAACTCCGATACCAAACATTTACACTATTAAAGATATTTGCGGAAACACTTATCTAATATGTTTAAGTTAAAAAATGATGATAATAAAAC